CTAAATATTTTTCATTTTCCTTTTTTTTAAATGTTTCAGACAGATAGCTACTCCGTCATAACTTCCCTTACGGACGTGCCAAGCTAAATAATAACTCACCTTGCATAGTCTCGCAGCTTCGCGAATACTAACGCCAGACGCAAGTACTCTTTTAACTTCTTTAAATTCTCCTGTTACAGATCTTTGTAGTGGTTTCATAATTTATTTAAGTCAATTATAATATCGTGTGGCGCAGTTCTATTCCCACCCAAAGTAAGGTCTTAATAAAAAGCAAACAGGTGTACTGTCGACATCTAATGGGTAGTTTCTTCCCTGCAATATCTAATCTGTGCATACTCATCGTCAATATACATTTTAAAATAATACATTACTCCAACATCTACGCTTTCTTAGGTATTGCCAGTCGCGTTTTCCCCCTACATACCAATAAGCAAGGATGTTCATCCTTCCTGATACTATGTCATAGTTCCATCCTACTCGTACAGAGTTTTCGTGGTGTGAGGGAAAATATCCTACTCCAAATAGTTTATTAATATCTCCTTGGTCTCTCATTCCTAAATCATACCTACAAGATTCTGTAAATCCTACTCTATAAGCTAATAGCTTGGGTTTAATTAGTAGTCGGGGAAGTCTTAGGTGCGTGTGTGTTTTTGTGAATTATCATTGGTTAGTGTTTATTCTATTGTTTATTATTTGAATATACTTTTCATCGACTTCATAGATGAAACTATTAAACCCTAAATCATTTGCAACTCTTTGCCGTTGTCCCACTTCCCCCAGAATGGTATCAATAAGAATTTGACCTTTATTAGCCGTTGTTAATATAATTCTTTTAATTATCTCTTCCGGTATTTGACAAAGGGTGACTTGTTTTTTCTTTGCTTACATTTTTCACTTGATTAATTTCCCACCAATCATAAAGCGTAGCACCCCGAGTTACCAGCAGCAATTCTAGCTTGTATTCTTTTGTCTTTTAAATTTTTAGACTCTTGTCTAACTTTTCTCGGATCCGGCTCACAGTCCTCACCAAACCAATTAAATCGCCACTTTGTTCGCCTGCATATCCCGATCATAAACCCAAGAAACAGGCTTTGTTCGCATTTTATATTTAACGCTTTAGGTAGATAAGTTTATGGTTTCTTCTGGATAATGAACAATAACGCAAAGGCTTTGGTATTTTTGACAAATAATTCTATATAAGATTCTTCGCTAATTCTATCCTTGTAAGAGTTATAAGAATAACCTTGATTATACGGAGGTATCGGTAATAACCAAGCCGTCGGGTAAAACACACTCTCTGAAAATCTTTGTTTATAATAGTAACCATAATAAATTTTTACTGTGTGATATCTTCCCCTACATTAAAAAGGTGCTTCAGTACTATCATCTTTAGAGGGTAGCCAGTTATTGGATATCTCTCCTTGTGTTATGTTATTGGGTTGTGGGAAGATGTGGTTCTCTTAGCCTCTTTTTGGTTGAAAGGCATTTGAGTAATAGGATCAAAGAATCTTTTTATGTTCCAATTAAGATTCAATTCTACCATTCCTATTTTCCCGCCAGTTTTACGTCTTTTCACTTTTTTAGTATAGTTCCACTCTTGTATCATCTGGATTTATGTGATAGTTTGGTCTATAGTAAGATAATATTTGGTCTGCTTTATTATTTGTCATAGCACCCTGAGCAATATCATAAGGGCCAACAACTGGTAAAGCATTACCATTTGGAGCTGGTGGATTTTTAGGATGCATAACTACGTTATAGCAAACTCTATTCATAAGCGCAAACCTTTTATATCCTTAAATACAACACTCATATATTGGTCATCCCTTTCGTATGCTCTTTGTGTTTTATCTAATTGATTAAATTTATTGAATCATCATTTAATCCTTTTTTCATAATAAGATACTTGAATTTTTCGTGTATATTTTCTATGGAATGTTCATCACTTGGGTAAATAAAGTAAATGTGATTATTTATAAAATCAATCGCTTCTATATATTCTTCTCTTGACATATTTTTAATCCACTTGCCAACATACATTTCTACCATATCGTCATAAAAATCATCTGCTGGGATAATTTTCTGGACTAAATACCGCCCACCTCCACCCATCCCGAAATAGTTTTTTTAATTAACATTAATTGAAGAGCAAAAAAAGTTTTACCCCATTCGCATAACCTATAAACACATTTATATCACCTTTTCTCCATCTAAAAATCGTATCGAGTTCTTGGAAACGAAGTCGTATCCCCGAGCTGAACACCTTTTATTGAATTTTTTCTCAACATTGTATCCTCCAGGTCTTCCACATAAAAAATTCCATCCACCGGAACTTCCTGCGAACTCAATACAAGCGATTTAAGGCCCTCTTTCCAAAGTGGCACAATACCTCATTGAAATCTTTTGGTGCGATTTTTGGGCCGTTTCCGTGCGTCTGGTGCGATTTTAGGATTTCCCACCTGACAGTTCGGCACTTTTCCACGCCGAAACGGCGTATTAACTCATCCCGAAGGGCTTGACCGTATCGTTATCGGTTGCTATCACAAACTCTTCGATGTCGATTAGATACTCTGCACAGTTATCCAAATACTCCAACCTGTTGTTCCCTGCACTTGCGCCATTTGGAACCGACAAAACCGCAAACCTACCAAGTTCGTGTTCCACAACTTCCCCGTCTTGATTACAGGTTGGTTCATAGTACTTGACCAAAACCGGCTTCATAGGCAGGAAGAGCATCAATTTCTCCTTCCACGATAATTGCGCACCTACGGCCCTCAAGGGTTTGCATTCCAAAAAAAACCAATTCTGCTCCCTTTACAAGTTTAAAATTTTTATTACCGTCGCCGATACTTTGCATTAACAATTTCACTATTACGAATGTAAGGGAAGACAATGCAGCGACCTTTTCGTTTGTCTGAGGCAGCCACTCTTCTTTGCCGTGAATAAAAAATTTTTTTAAAGTTTTTTCAGAAATTGCTCGGTCGCTAAAAAACTTTTTAATTTTTTCGTTTAAGTCAATGCTTTTCAGCATATACCTCACTTGGTTTTTCAAATTTTTTTATCGTTTCTCTTGGGATAAAAGATCCTAACATTACCCTGCCAGTTTGTCAATTAAAACGATTGTAACTTCCCTCGTTAATGTTCACCGAAAGAACACGGATCGGTCTTCTTTTTTCTTCCAGCAGAGCATTGAGGACAAGTTGTTTTTCTTGACGCGCCGCGCTTGCGCAATCTGCGATATCCTAATTTTGTGAGTTGGTCGAAATACATTTTTTAAAAAATTTTTCCTTCGATGATTCGCGGTAACTTTCATTTCTCTTGAAATCGAAAGTTTTTTTTGTTCAGGCCCAAGTTCTTGCCAAATTGTTTTTTCAGGATCGAAATAAACCCTGTTGTTGCCTAAATCCAAAACATAACCCTGTTTTAAAGTTTTTCCCCATACCCCCTTTTCCAAGTGATTGATAATCCATTAGATTACTATCGAGATCCTTATCCTTATCCTTAACCCTTTCCTTAGTGTCTTTTAGACCTCTAATTTGAGTCTAATTGATGGTTACCATATAAAATATAGAGGTCTTCTATGCTTTGGTGAACTCTGTTTTTCGGGTTAAAGTAGTTCCATACTGAAAGGCAAAAAAGTCTTCAATAAGCCAAACTGATTGATTTTCAAGCATGATTTTATCTTTGCCATTATTAAAATACTTTAAAGCTTCTTCTTGTTTCTCAATTTATCATTTAGACTAGAAAATGACCTCAAATTGACCTTAAATAGTCCTGCGTGGTCGCAACTTGATAACATATAAAACCAAAAAAGTTTGTATTCTGCCGGCATTTTGAGAAAACCAGTCCTCGTCCCAAATTACAGTTGCAATAAATCTCTTAGCCATTTTTTTCAATTTCTTTGTCAATAAAGGTTTTTAATGTTTCCCATTGTATTTGGTTGATGTAAATTAATTTTTCATCTTGTTTGAAATTAATGTAACCATCTTTTAAGGTAATTTCTACCTCTAACCACTTCTTGCCTAATTAATAAAATTGTTTCGTGTATCATAAAATAAAAATTAAGTAGGCTCGCCTATAACGCTGCTTAATCCGAACTCAATGAAGAGAAGGAAACGTCACAGGACGAGCCAGTATTTTGAAATATGTTTTTAATTGATTTCATTAAATTCAGATTAAGCGACACGAATATACATCGCCAATTTTCTATTTCCAAAAAAATATTTTTAGATAACCGAAACTCCTCTTTCTGATACTACTTTGCAGGCTGCTTTATTGGCTTCTTGTATGGCTATTTTTATGTCGCGGGAAGTCATAAAATAGAAAGCTAATGCGGCTAAAAACGTATCTCCTGCTCCTGATACATCAATGGTTAATTTCTTCTCGCTGGGGAAGTCCTCGCCATCGTAGTATGCTCCGTTTCCTCCTTTCGTTACTATTATCTTATTTGAAAATTCTTCTGAATTTTTTATGTTGAGATTGTATTCTGATTCGTTGAACTTTACGAAATCAACCTGATCAAAGATGACAGGTGTTAACTTCTTCTTTGTGTCTAAGAAAATTACTGCACTTTCTTTTGCTTCTTGGCAAATTGACCAAATGTCGTTTAGTGATATAAAACCTTTATCGTAGTCTGATATAATAATACAATCTGAACTATGGATAACTTTTGTTAGGCTGGGGAAATCCTGATACTCTCTGTTTTGTCGTTTTCGTCTATGCGTAAAAAGTAATGGTTTGACTTATCGTCAACGTATCTTGTTTTTATGATATTATCATTGGAAAAATGACCGATTAAAGATGCTTTCTTTTCTATAAGATTAAATAAGTTATTGTAAACATTGGCAGCCATTCCTAAATTTTCTACTTTACGAGTAGGATTGAATACAGGCACAGGAGCTTCAGGACTGAGCCTTGTGACTTCCCCGTACACAAATACATCTTTACATTTTTCCCCAATAATTAAGAAGTTCATATTTCTTCGATACGTTTAGTTTTATCACAAATCATTAAATCATAATCAGGTTTACCCATATTAAGCTTATGAAACTTACAACCCCATTTTTCAAGTTGGTCGTTTGTAAGCATCCAATAGTCTTTGCCGCTACGCTGACCTCTGGCTGTATAGTAAACTATGTAACAACCAGCGTCATACATATTATTAATTTTATCTATGTGTTCCTGAATGGGGGTACTATCCTCATATTTTCCCTCAACAGTATTACAAATAGTTCCATCAATATCAACGTATATTTTCTTCATCATTTAGCCTATCAATTAAAAGGTTAGCAATAGATATAGCCTCATCACAGACATCCTTCGGATCATCAAGGTCTGAAGCGGTAGCAAGCATCATAGGCAATAGGTTAATCGCTATGTGTTCTCTTACTGTAAGGTCTTTAGCTTTTAAGCTAGGGGTTAATTTCCTTTCCATACGCGGTACGAGTCTGAATCAAAGTGTTGTGTTGATATTTCAAAGATTTCTCCGTCTTCAAGTGCTTCTAATTGATGCGGCATACCGCGAGGGATAGTCACGACTTCCCCGACATTCAATTCCATAGAATGTATGCTTGCGTCTTCAGTATTAATCCATCTAAATTGAAACTTGCCTTTATTTACATACCACGTTTCTTGTTTGATAATATGGAAGTGCATCGAAAATTGATAGCCAGACTTAAAAACAAGAATCTTACCACAATAAAGCTCGTTGTTTATGATAACGATTTCTTTGCCCCAGCCTTTTTTTATATGGCATCCGTCTGTACAAATAGGCTTTTTATCCATTCTTAATCTTATTAATAATTTCAGTTGTAGAGTCTAATGTCTTTTTAAAGAATATAATCTCTTTTACATTTTCGGCTCCTATAATAGTCTTGTCTTTATATTCTTCACCTATAACCATTATATCAGGTTTGAGTCTTTTGGTTATTGCTCTTAGGTCTTGATCTGTTTCAAAAATGTAAACCTTTTCTACGAATGTCAGGGAAGATAGCATATCGGCTCTAAACCCTTCGTCATTAATTGGTCGGCCCGGCCCCTTCATCTTTCTAATTCGCACGTCAGCGTCTATTCCAACGTGAAGATTGCCTAATTCAGAGGCAAATCTAAAAAGTTCAAAGTGGCCCGGATGCAGTATATCAAAGCATCCATTTACCCAGACCAATTTTTTTCGTATCATAATTATTTATCATCAAAGAATGAATAAACAAATGCTTTATATACCAAATATAAAAAGATAATGCCGACTATCGTTGCTATAATGTCAAGAGTTTTCATTCATATAGTTTAGTACGATGTCGGGGAAGTGACGAAGCTCATCTTCTGCAATCGCGGGGTAAACCTGAATCAATCTATCTTGTATCTCCGGCCAGCATCCCCACTTCGCTATATCTTCCCACGCACTATTATCAAACTTATAGTGACAATCAGGACACAGCTCTATCCAGTTATTTACATTACACGCTACACTTGGAGCTACTGTTTTTCTTTTTGCTAATAAGTGGCAAATAGAATGAATGGCCAACTCGTATACTTTAATATTGGTCGGCTTTCCACACTCTGAACAATTACCACTCATTTCTCTTTGACAATGCTTGTACCATTTTACAAGCTGTGTATCATCACCTGCTCTTTCTTTTCTTTCTTCCTTTTCTTCTTTAAGTTTCTTCTTTGACTTCTTGGGAATAGTATATTTTTTAGGCGTCTTGGGAAGTCCTGCCTGTTTCTTTAATTCTCTTATCTGTTCAATACCCATACCGTAAATTAATCATTTATCGTATTCAAATAATTTCTAAACAAAAATATAAATTAAAATTGGACTACCAAATAAAATATAAATTTTTTTGTAAATTTCTTTTAGGTGCTTATCTTTGCAGTATGGAAGAAAACTACACACCGCCCATTCCGACAGAGGAAGAAATCCTTTGGGTTCGCCTCTTGGCGAGTGGCGAGAAAGCAAAAGGGGTAGCTGAAAAGGTCGGTCTTAACAAAAATACATTTGCCTACAAACTACAACTTGTAAGAGCAAAGTTTAATTGCAAGAACACCACACAGCTCGTATCCTATTTTATCACAAACAAATACATAGACTAATGGCAAAAGCAAACATTGAAAAGATTATCAAGGAACTTTCCAAGTCTGACGTGGTAGACCAAGTTAAAATATTGGCTGCCTTAAAGCTCCACGTGGAACAATCCTTAGACCAGCTTAAAAATGAGCTGGAAGAACTCAGAAACAAATTGGCATAAAAAAATCCGACCACTATGGATCGGACTTCTTTAATCGAAAAAATTCGATTACGCGTTAGCCAAAGCTTGTACTTGAGCAACAGTTCTGTCGGTAAAGTACTTCGTAGAGATTTGATTCAATCCTTGAGGAAGCACTTCTACAACAGCGTTACATTGTACTTGAGCTACACCACGTGTCTGAGTAGTGGGGTAAACGTGGATTGGGCTTTGACCAGCAAAAAGATTTGCTTGTCCACCAGCGGCAGCAATTTCAGTTGCACCACCGGGAGCATCAATTCCGTAAACCTGCACCAAAAACAAATTAGGCATTGTTTAACAATTTAGCTGTGAAGAAAACTCTTCGCAAACGCTGCGAAAATATCGTATCAAAGATATGCAAAATCCTTTAAAATATAAGACTTCTTCCCCTTCTGGAGACCTGATTAGCTTTATGGCTGGTATTAAGAAGATGTGGGAAGATACGGGACGCAAGGGAATCGTTTACCAGAGGATAGGTATGCAGGGTGCGGGAACTCCTGATAGCATCCATCCGTTTAAGAATGAATATGACGAGCCTATCTGTATGTCGCAGTATATGTTTGATAATTTACACAGGCTCATATCTTCCCAAGACTACATAGAAGATTTTTTAGTATTCAAGGGGGAAGAAGCAGATATAGACTTTGACTTAATACGTCAGGAAAGATATACCAATCAACCAAGAGGAAGCCTCAATAGGTGGTTTAACTATGTTTTCCCTCAAATGGCATCAGACCTATCTGTTCCTTATTTAGATGTTAAGGCAAGAGAGAATAATAAAATCATAATCAACTTTACCCAGCGGTACAGAAACTATCTAACCAATTACTTCTTTTTAAAAGCTCATCAGGAAAACATTGTCTTTGCGGGACTTCAATCCGAAAGAGATCTCTTTTGCAAGACGTGGGATCTTGACCTTGAGCTTCTTCAGGTTGATGACTTTTATGAACTTGCTCAATGGATTAAGGGGTGTAAATTTTTTCTTGGCAATCAAAGTTTTTGCTATCAGATAGCCGAAGCTCTGAAAGTTCCTCGTATCTTGGAAATATGCCCACAACTTCCCAACTGCATACCAGTAGGGCCAAATGGGTATGATTTTTATCATCAGGGAAGTCTTGACTATTACTTTGGTAAACTGAATACACAATGATACACGAATTAAAAGCAGGAATAGACGTTCATACCCCACTTGGTTACGGAAAGGCTATAGCGTGGATAGATTACGGCCCAGATGTAAATACAGTTTGGAAGGTTGTATTTTATGAAGATGGTTCAGTTCGTAATTTTTACGATGACGAGATAAGAGTTTATCCAAATAGAATGAATGGAGAAAATATTCAAGTACCTATAAATTGGAAACAATGAGAAAAACAAGAGCAAAGAAGCTACGCAAATTAGCGCAAATCATCACGGCGTCTTCCCCCGACACAATGAAAAAAGTATACAAAAGACTCAAGAAAACTTGGAATGAAAACAAGTCTAAGTAATGTAACCCTAATCTGTGTAGACTGTGTTAATCACGGAGAAGCAGTAGCGGCTATACGAAAAAGTATGGCCGAATGTGACTTTGCTGCCGTTAAATTTATTACAGACAAGCCTTTTGAATTTGAGGGAATTGAGGTAATAAATATCCCTACTATTAGGTCAAAAGAAGAGTACAGCTACTTTATGATTAAAGAGCTATACAAGTATTTTGATACAGACTTTGTATTGGTTATTCAAGCAGATGGGTATGTGCTGAACGGGAAGTCGTGGCTGCCAGAATTTTTGCATTATGATTACATAGGCGCGCCTTGGACTTATCCAGACGGCAAAAATGTCGGTAATGGAGGATTTTCTATTAGGTCTAAAAAACTTCAATCGGCGCTTACTCTTGATGATTTTATTGTTGCTACCGATCCGGAAGACCAAGCAATTGGGAGGCTTTATAGAGATTACTTAATAAAGTTTTATAAAATAACATACGCCCCAGAGGATTTAGCAGATAAATTTTCTTATGAATTAAGAGCGCCCATTTACGATACATTTGGATTTCACGGAAGATTCCATAAGCCTTATCAGCCTACGGTTATTATCAAAAGAAGTGCAGCTATGGGTGACGTAATAATGGTTGAACCCGTTCTACATTACTTTCATAAAAAGGGTTATAGAGTGGTGCTTGATACCCCTGAGAACTTTTATATGCTTTTTGTGAACCACTACTTCCCCGTACACCACATAAAACAAATAGACGGAAGACTACTACCAAGAGCAGAAAGATATAACCTTGATATGGCTTACGAAGCCTTCCCATTACAGAACAGATTAAAGAGCTACTATCAATTCTGCGGTATCAAGGACGGGGAAATGCGTAATCCTAAGCTATCAGTAGGGTTTCCAATTATGGAAACTACCAAGCTGTTTAAAAAGAGCTGTGTAATACACTTAGAGGGCATTAGGCAGTCTGGTAGAGGAGTATTTGGGGTGGACTGGGAAAATGTGGTAGCGAGCCTGCAAGCAAAAGGTTATTCGGTATTTCAAGTAGGAAAAAGAAACGTACCTCTAATAAAGAACGCTATTTACATTAATACACAAAACGAAAACTTTCTTTGTTATGTTGTGGGAAGTGCTGACCTATTTATAGGTATTGATTCAGGCGTGAGCCACGTAGCATCAGCCTTTGGTGTGCCGTCAATCCTATTTTTTGGCAACACAAACCCCGAAGTGGTACATCCTGACCTATTGGATAAAGTTATCCTTACAAATCACTCCACCGACAACCCAATCTGTATGAAACCATTTTGTTGGCATCAGCAAATTGGTGTGGAAAGTGAGCCTTGTTATATTGACTCAGAACTTCCCCCTTGCGCAAAATACACAACAAGTCAAGTCCTAAACGCAATAAACGAAATAGAAAAGCTATGAGATTATTAGAATTTATAAATGTAAGTATGTATAGGATTAAAGAATTTTTTTTGTATACTATATGTGGTATTGAATTTTATAGAAATTATGAAAGATTTTATTGGCGTAACATATTTAATGATTTAAAAAAGAAATAGAAAAGCTATGACAAATGGCATCAGAAAGTAAAAAGATATTACCCAAGATAGAGAAGTATTTGGTCGGGGAAGTCGTGGATATCGGTTGCGGAGACGAACCAGTTAAAGACGGCGTTGTGGGGATTGATGGCCGTAACTTCCCCCACGTAAGCATACTAACCCCTTCATTATACGACCTTGATACAAAATACCCTGAATTAGTAGAAGCCTTTGATTGCTGCTTCAGCTCTCACGTCTTAGAACATCTCCCTGATCACTTTAGAGCTATCCTTGAATGGTCAAAGCTCCTAAAACAAGGAGGGTACTTCATTTTATACCTACCAGACGGAGACTACTACCCAAACAAGCAAAACCCAGAGCATTTCCACGATACAAAATATGAGGACTTTATGTTCTGGTTCAAGCAAACATTTTGTGGCAAAGCATTAAACTTTACAGGCCACGCTTATTTTCTGCCCTATTTTGAGGTTATAGAAAGCGGCTTGGATGTCGGGGAAAATCGGTATTCATTTTATTTGGTGGCAAAAAAACTTTAACTTTGGGCTTATTATAAGGGAAAAATATTTATATTTGTATAAAATTTCCCTTTTATGAAAGACAGAGTTGCTTACGCGCCTTATATTTTAAGAAAAGAAGGCGATGATACTACAGCAAAATGTATAAAGTGTAATCAAGATAGAATCCCAACGGAATACCACAAACATTCTGTTAGGGGAGATGGTTACATTAGGTATCGTCAAATATGTAAATTTTGCCGAAAAAAAGAAAAAAGAAATAGACCAAAACCCGTATATGAAAAAATAATATTTGAAGGAAAGCAATTATGTAAATATTGTAATATTGTAAAAACTTTAGATCAGTTTTACGCAAATGGTTGTTTTTCAGATGGTTTGAAAAAATACAGAAGCAGATGTAAAGATTGTATTTTGATGATTTCAAAAGAAAGGCAACCGGAAACTTATGCCGATAAAATAAGAAAAAAACATTCTTCATTTAAAAATTATATCTCTTCTTTACTTAATCATTGTTCTAAAAGAAAAAACAAAGAGTGTAATTTAGATATAGGGTATTTGCTTGATTTGTATGAAAAACAAAACGGGTTATGCAACTTATCTGGAGTTAAGATGACATACGAATATGGCAAAAAAGCAACTAATATTAGTATTGATAGAATTAATAATTCTAAGGGCTATTTGAAAGGAAATGTGCAATTAGTTTGTTATTTTGCAAATATTATAAAAAGTGTGTTTACTGCTGAAGAATTAATATATTTTGCAGAAAAAATCGTAAATTACAGCCAAAATAAGCAAAATGCCTAAGTTAAGATTTAAAACAGCCGCTTGGTCTCGCAAAGAGGGTAAGAACTTAACAGGCGGTGGCTTGAATCAGAAAGGCCGAGCTTCTTATAAAGCAGAAACAGGCGGAACCTTAAAGGCTCCCGTTAAGTCTGGAGATAACCCTCGTAGAGCAAGTTTCCTTGCTCGTATGGGCGGTATGCCGGGGCCTGAATATAAAGACGGGAAACCAACACGCCTTCTTCTTTCCCTGAGAGCGTGGGGAGCATCATCAAAGGCAGATGCTAAAGCAAAAGCTAAAAACATTTCTGAACGTAACAAAAATAAAAAATAATGAGACCAGATAGAGTTACAAAACAAGATAAAGACCTTGAGAAAGGTATGGTAAATGCCTTAAAGAAAGAAGATTTTTATGGTAAAAAGCCAGTTGTTAAAAAGGCGATTATTATAAAGAAAACAGAAAAGCCTTTAACAGATAAGCAAAGAGAAAGTGCAATGATTGAGGCTCTTGAGAAAGAAGATTTTTACGGAACAAAGCCCAAAAAAACAACACCTGCTGAAGATAAAAGAATTAAAGAAGTTATTGAAAACAAGAGATCAGAAGATATCGTTAATCGTATCAAAAGTAATATACCAATGATGCGATATAAGAAGAAGTAATTTTTACGGAACACACACAAACAAACACTATGAGAGCTGTAGAAGGCAGAGTTATTATTAGTGTAGACCACGAAAAAAGAATAGCCACACTTTTGAGGATGGCACTACCATTAGATTAGAAAGGGATTGGAATAACCTTAACAGAAGAGAAACCCAACCTGTTAATGCTATTGTAATTGACGGAGAAGGTATTAAAGATGGAGCAGAGATTCTTATTCATCCTAATATCATACACGAAAGTTATAAAGTTTTAAACTATAAGCCTCTTTCTGGTAGTGTTGAGGGAAGTGATATCAAAATTTATTCTTGTCCTATTGAGCAATGTTTCGCTTGGCTTGACGAGGAAGAATGGAAGCCATTAAAGAATTTTGAGTTTGGGCTTCGCGTTTATAGACCTTATGAGGGTATGCTTGAAGGTATTGAACCCAAGCTTGTTCCTGATGTATTATATGTAACAACAGGAAGTATGAAAGGAAATGTAGTGAGAACACTAAAAGCCTGTGACTACGAAATAGTGTTTCAAGGCTTACAAGGGAGAGAAGAAAGATTAATTAGGTTTCGACACTTCCCAGACGAAGACAATGAAAGGGAAGAAGTAATAGCCATAGACGGATACTTAACAGACCTAGTTAACGAAGGCAAACTACTTGTCGGACTTACCCCCTTAAACGCAAAAACTATTGTATGACAGATGCAGCAAAAAAAATCCTTGAGAACAGAATTGCAGAACTTGAAAAAGAATTAGAAGGGTATAGAGAAAGCGGGGTTGGTAAGCTATATTTTAGCCTACAGCGTAAAGCTAATGAAATGGCCGACCTTCTTAATAGTGTTAACCTCAAGAATGTAAACATCGATGACGCAAAAGATAAAAGCTTTGAGCGTATCTTTAAGATTCTTGAAAAGAGTAGCGCAGTTAGTGACTCTATAAGGTCATTAAGTGAAAGTATACCCGGAACAAAGAAAGAAGAAAAAAAACCATTCTTAGATAGAATTGCAGATATAAGAGATTAGTTATGGCAAAATCAAAAGGAGCGTCAGACGCAAGAAAAGTTGTCTTCTTTAAGACAAAAGGAGGCAAAGCGCAGAAGTCCAGAAACAAAAGAGACAAAAGGTCTGTGATAAGTAGAGGACAAGGCGGTAAGAAATAATATGCCCAATACCGAAATAATATACGGGACAAATTGTAGGCTACCAGAACTTCCCCGCATAAACAAATTCTTAATTGGAATAAACCAAAAGAAGAGCAGATGTGGGTTCGGGAAGAACTGCCCGAATTTTTTGATAAGGTTCAATATACAAAGGCTGGAGATTTAATACTTACAGAAGAACAAGAAGAGTTCGCAATTAGAGAACTTCAAAGATGTAAGAAAGGTCTTTGGATTTACATAAATGGCAATCCTTATTACATTACCAAGAAGTATTACTTCTATCTTCAATGGTGGACACTAGAGGATGGCTCACGTCCAGAATATCGAGATACCGATAGGAGATATTTTACTTTCTTGGAGCATTGGGAAAATGTGCCGTGGAGTTTGGGAATCATAAGAAGTAAGAAGCGCCGTGAGGGTGCGTCTTCCCAAGCAACATCAAATCTTGTCTACGAGGCAATATTCTTTAAAAATTCTAACTGCGGTCTTGTATCTAAGTCTAATGAGGACGGGCGTTCCACCTTTACGGAGATGGTCGCCTATGGATATAGACAGCTTCCAGCTTTCCTAAAACCAAAGCAGTTAAATAGAGAGGATACCGTAACTGAGCTTGTCTTTGCTCAAAAGGCGGCAAGCGTGAAAGAAGGTAGTGCGGCTGGTCAAAAAGAGGATGAAGGTAATAGGTCTAAAATCAATTACCGCGCTCCTGTTCTAAACGCCTATGACCGAGGTCGTATGAGTAGGCTACTACTGGATGAGTTTGGTAAATTAGAAAAAGAAATTCAGGCTTCACAATTATTTGCGATTATCTCCAAGACACTTGTAAAGGGTGTTAAGAGAGTCGGTTTCGTGGAAATGCCTTCTACTTGTAATAAGATGACTAAGGGAGGTGCTGAGTTTAAGTTGTTGTGGGAAAACGCGGATCTCAATAAAAGAAGCCCAACGATAAACCGCCTCGTAAGATATTTTGCTCCTGCCTATGACGGGTACGAAGGTTTTATTGACAAGTACGGGTTTAGTGTTATGTCTTCCCCGACACCCGAACAAAAGCAATACCTTGTAGATAAGTGGGTAGTAAAAGACGAAGAAGGAAACACCATATCAGAGATTAGTGAAGAAGACATTGAACTTGGTGCAAAGGCGTATATATTAAAGAGGCGTGAGGGAAGAACTGGTGATGACCTAGAGGAAGAAATCCGTATGAACCCCTGTACGGAGGTGGAAGCCTTTATGTCGGCAAACGCTGACTGCATCTTTAACGTGGTTAATATTAACGACCAGATAGAAAAATTAAAAGAGCAGGACGTCTATAAAAGAAAGGTTCTTTTCTACAGAGACGAGATGACGCAGCTCGTTAGGTGGCGAGATATAAGCAGTAATGAAGAGTCATTTTGCTGGCAGTTCGTAGGCGACCTAAACCTTAAAGGGGAAACAAATAAGCACTACTACGACACGGGATTAAAAAAGCCATCCAGAACAGACATTGGAGTAATTGGGGTGGACGGATACTCTAACTCGCAAGGCGGTAAAAGATACGGCTCAAAGGCTTCGGCTTGGGTTTTTGTAAAGTACGATATTCGTGATCCGGAGAATACGGGCCTATTTACAGGGCATCTTTACGGGCGACCAAGCGAGAAAGAGGACTTGCATAACCAGATAATGCTTGCCGCAGAATACCTTGGTTATCAGGTCTATTACGAGTTTGTATCAGACGACTACTACACCTATTTTAAGAATAGGGGCAAGCTCGGCTATCTGGCACGTTTTCCCCTCAACGCAATAGATCCAACCAAGAGAAAAAGGATGTAGAAAGGCATTACGGATTCCCCGTCACCGACTTTGCGATGACCAAACAGAACGATGCGATGATTAGCTATATCGAGCATTACTGCGAAAAAATATACTTCATTGAACTACTAGAAGACCTGAAGAATTTTGATCCCAATAAGCGTACCGCATTTGACCGAAGTGTAAGCGCTATGATTGCTCTTGTTGGCGGTCTTGAACCAATTTACAAGCCAGCTCCTCCCCAAACACCGCTCGTAAAAATTTACCCAAATAGCGGGGTATTAGCAAGATAAAAAAAATTGTGAAAAATTAAGTATATTTGTTGTAGATAAAAATGCAACAATGCAGGATTACTCTGCTCAACCATTAAAGACGTTTCAACTTGATAAGTTAAGTATCAAAGAAAAGTCTGATTGGTCATACGGAAAACAATTAGCGCAGCATATCAACGGAACTATTACCGGAGGTATATCAAGTTATTTCTGGGTTCGAAATGCTCGTTGGAGAACAAATCGCGGTTATGCAAATGGTCGTGTTCCAATGAGTAAATTTCAAGACCTTCTTGAATTTAATGGGAAAGTTAATTATTTAAATATTAACTGGCAATCTATTAATATCGTCAATAGAATTGTCTCTGGTCTTGTTGGTCGCTGGATGCAGCGCGGAGAAAAGATTAAAGTGACAGCCACAGATTCCCTCAGCACAAAACAAAAACAAGAAGAGTACGAAAACCTTGAATTTATTTTAGAGAACAGACAACTACTTGAAACACTTCAAGCAGAATCAGGAGTTCAAATTCTTCCACAGAATCAAGAGCTTCCAGAAGATAAAGAAGAACTAAAACTTTGGCAGTCACAATTTCAGCGTCTTCCTGAAGAAATTCAGTATGAGCTTGGCTGTAATGATGTTCTTGCTGCTAACGGATGGTTCGATGTTCTAAAAGAAAAGATGTTGCACGATTCTGCCGAAACAGGATTTGTAGCAACGTATACTTGGATGGATGATAACGGAGTGATTCACGTAGAGTGGCTGAAACCAGAAAACTGTTTTTATTCTTATTCCAACTATCCTGACTTTAGAGATACCACTTGGCGTGGTGTTATTCGTACTTATAAGATTAGTGAGCTTCGTAGAAAATATGGAGTTGAATTTGGAGGAAAGATTAGCGAAGAGGAGATATGGAAGATGGCTCAGTTTTCAAAAGAGTTCCAACTTTACGATAACATTACTTGGCTTACAGAATGGAATGTAACTTTCCTTCGTCCTTATGATGAATGGAATATTGACGTTTTAGAATTTGAATTAAAGACAGTAGATAGCGATCCGTATACGGTTGTTACAACAAAGAAAAATAAGTCAACAATCGTTAAAAGAGGAAAGCCTGAAAAGCTTGGAGAAAACGAAGAGATTGTTTCTGATACCAAGTGGAATATTTATCGTGGCGTTTTTTGTCGTCCTACAAATACAATGCTTGAGTGGGGGATTAAGAAAAATATGATTCGCCCTCAAGATCCAAAGGAAATCGGAAACGCAGAGTTCTCGTATACATTTTATATGGTACAGAACTATGATATGACTTCCCTCGCAGTACCAGAAAAAATTCAAGAACCAGTAGACCAAATGATTATTGCTCGTCTTAAGATGCAGCAATTAGTGGCAAAGATGCGTCCAACGGGTTCCGCAGTAAACTGGGATGCCCTACAAAATATAGACTTCGGTCTTGGAGACGCTAATAAAGGAATAGATGTCAAAAAATTATACGATCAAACTGGAGACATTTATTATCGTGGACGTGACGCCGAAGGGAATCCTGTTCCTGTACCGATCACAGAATTATCAAATTCTGGCTTTTTGTCCCAGCTTCAGGGCTTGATTTTACTTTACGATAAGCATTACCAGATTTTAAAGGATGAGTTAGGGAAGATCCGAACCTCATCGCGGCAGCTATCCAGCCCCGCGTTGCTGTATCTAATATAAATACCGCAGAGCAGGTAGCGCAAAACGCTACCGATTATTTTTATAGCGCTTACACAGCCTGTATGGCAGATACTGCTAAAAAGGTATCTTGCCTTCTTAAGACATCTGTAACATACGGAGCGAGTGTTTATAGAAATATCTTGAAATCCGATGATATTGCTGGTCGTATGTTTAATGCAAGAATCCAGATGCTTCCTGACCAGTACGAGTTATCGAGATTTGACGCGATGCTGCAACAGGCTCTCGCGACTTCCCCAGACCTTGTACTATTTGTAGATCCTTTCCAATTAATGCGTGTAGCAAAAGAAGACGTGAAGCTTGCAGAAGCATTATTTAGAAGAGCGCAAAAGAAGATGATTATCTATAATCAGACAACTGCTGCTCAAAATCAGGAGGCTACTATCCAAGGTCAAATCCAATCTGCTCAGGTTGCGGAACAAGAAAAAAGAGCTACCAAGGAGCAAGAAGGATTAATGGATATCAAGCGCGCTCAGATGACAGCAGAAGCTCAAAATAGAACCGCTGTTTTACAAATGGCGGCACAGGCATACTTGAAGTCTATGGAAACAGGCATACCTATTCCAGCCGAAATTAAGCCTCTCATTAGTGCAGTAATGGAAAACGTAGGTCTTGCTGCTGTAGTATCTACAGATGAACAAAGACAGGCTATTGCAGCCCAAATGCAAGCAGCACAGCAACAGGCTATGATGCAGGGTGCGGGGGAACAAGTGCCACAAGAAGGACAAATGCCTCCCGAAGAAATGCCTGAAGAGCAACAACCACAACTTCCCGAACAACAATAAAAAAATAAAATATGCCAACATTATCTCTCACTAATCAAGTAGCATCTCAAGCCCTAAGAGGGGAAGATGTTATTGTGACTTTAAGCTCGGCTCAAGCAAAGCAACCTTGCTTCTTTACAAGTAGGCCAAGCTTGTCAAATTTCTGGTCTTGCTGTATACGGAACCGTATCTCGCGTAGATAGCTATGGAACAACTTTTGAAGTGGCTCCTATTCAACCCGACAAGGCTTTTGAATCTACACCGGGTTATCTTGCCGCAAGCCAAACAGTAATCGTAACAACCTAAAAATAAAAATATGTCAGTTCAAATAGTATTAGACGTAACCGCAGATTTTAATGCGGATTCTGCTGTAAAAATTGATACAGGCGGTTTTGACTATACCGTAGTGCAACTTGTTAGCCCAAGCGGAACAGTAAACTTCGAACACTCAAACGATTCTGGTGATATTCAGAGCGTGTCTGATGGTTCAGCCGTTTCTTCTACAAATTTTGTAACTTTACAAGGGACAAATCTGGCTAGCGGATCAGGTGTAACATCTTTGGGCGCTTCAGGTCTTGTTCGTTTTTCTTATTACGGACGTTATCTGAAACTTTCAGGGACTTCTGTAACTGCAACAAAAGTATTAGTAAGACTTTACAAAATCTGTTAATGAAAGTTAAAGTAAGATTTAAGTCAGGTGGCGAAAACCACGTTGTTTATAAAAAAACAAGTCCTACCGGACTCGGTAAAGGAGTAAAAGGCCATATTATGGTCAATCATCCAACTACCGACAAAGGGAAATGGGATACAATAGATCTTACTGAAAAGTCAGGAGCAAAGACGGTAAAAGAAGGTGTGGCGGCTACTAAAAAATGGCATAAAGAAAATCCAATAGAAATGAAAGAAATGATTAAAAGAGCTGACGGAAGCTATTCTCAGAAAGGGGACTTTGGGATAATTTGAGAAGAAAGGCGGCAGAGAATAAACGCACAGGCGCTACGCCAGAAGCTCCTACTCAAGCGATGCTCAAGCAAGAAAAAAGAATTAAGTTAAAAACTAAAAAGAAAAAGTGATGGCTATTACTGCTAAAATTAGAATGTCTGGGGAAGATGTGAAGGCCAAGACTTCCCTCACACCCGAAGAAATCCGTGACAGATTATTCTATTTCCGCGATGCTGCGCACGACTTCCATCATCAAACTAAAGGTGGATGGGAACACGATGCACTCGGTAAGTTGTACGAAGCACTTGACGAATTTGCTGATGATATTACCGAAGAGCTAATGGGTTATTTAGATGGTAAACGCCTTGCAGGACTTACTAGAATCCCTGTACCTAAGTATGGCGGCCACGAATCATCCGTAAAGCTTGTTAAAGACCTTATGGACTTTGCTTACGAGCTATACGAGTATGGCGGAGAAAAGCATTTTTGTAGCATTGAAAATAAAGCACAAGACCTAAGTGGACTTGGTGCAAAGACAATCTACCGCTTAACATTAAGCTAATTGTTAATATAAATAGACGTTATGTCAGAAACAACAAACACACAACAACAACCAGAAGTACAAGAAAACGTACAAGAATCTGTACAAGAAAATGTACAGACGTTTAATCCTTTCTCTGATAACAGCTGGTCGGAGCAAAGACCTGATCTTTCACAGTCTGAACAAACAACAGAACAACAACCAGAACAAGCGACTACCACATCTTCCCCCGACACACAAGAATACGAAGAAGAAATAGTAGACGCAGACGAATGGTTAAAAAGAGAATTTAATTGGGAAAGCGCAGACGCAGCAAAAGCAGAAATAGAAGAACTGCGTAAGTTACGTGAAACCGCATCTTCCCAATCAGAAATAGAATTTGCCAACGAGCAGAGCGCGAAGTTTTTCAAACTCTTGCAAGAAGGAAAAGAAGATGACTTATACTCATTCTTAGAGAACAAAAAGAAAATAGACCGTCTTACGTCTACAGACCTTAATAATACAACTGCCGCCGAAATCATTAAGCTGAATATGGCGCAGAAGTATAAGGACTTGACAAGAGATGAAATAGAGTATAAGTTTAATAAACAATTTGGTATCCCAAATCGTCCCGTACAAAAAGACATCGAGACAGACGAGGAATATCAGGACAGACTTTCTAATTGGGAGAGCAGAGCAAGAGATGTTGAGACAGAACTAATGATTGAGGCAAAGCTTGCAAAGCCCGAATTAGAGAGATTTAAAAGTGAGCTAGTTTTACCAGATATACAATTTGAATCACAAAATCAGGCACAAGGGCCAACCCAAGAAGAATTGGATGCTCAAGTGGCTATGATTGACGGGTTCAAGAAAAATGTGGAGTCGGCGTTGAAATCGTTTGATGGTTTTTCGGTTTCGGTAAAAGACGAGGAAGTTGAAATACCGCTATCTTATTCCGTGTCTGACGAAGAGAGGAATGTCGTGGCTTCACAATTGGAAAGATTTGCTGATTCGAACTTTGACGCTAATGCAGTACTTGCTGAAAGGTGGTTAAAGGAAGATGGGAGAGGTGGTTACGAACTTAATACAAACCAGATTGTGCGCGACCTCGCGCTCCTTCAAAGTGAAGGAAGAATCAATCAAAAGTTTGTAAATGATGCGGCAGCAAAAAGGCTTGCCGAGCATATTAAAAAAACAAGTAACGTTACCGTATCTTCCCGGACACCCCAACAAACCTTCAGTCCAGAGCAAAAGTCAGATAGGGAAAAGCAAATCGAGTTTATTTGGAAAAATGGCTAAAAAACCAATTTTCAGAACAATTAAAAATTAAAAAAAATGGCTCTTGGAATCCCTACCTCGAACATCCTTCAGCCGGGTAATATAAGTTTAACCGGTGGTGTTACGAGACAATTGGTGTCCGATCTTCAACTATTGACACCTCAGTACTACAAAAACTACGTTGAAAAGTATGGTAGCGAAGACTTCACTTGGTGGTTAGCTACTTACGCAGGAATGGAAGAAGTTAAAAACCGTGATTACTTCTGGTTTGAAAACCGTGGTAAATTGATTACTGGTGTACAGGCTGCTGCTAACGTAGCTGCTACCGCTGGTAACACTATCACGTTGACTTTGGCTGCTGGTTTCCACTACAATAGCGGAACTCAGTCTCCACTTCGCGTAGGTGAAACTGTACGTGTTGCCTCTACTAACGTAGAAGGTGAAATCCTTACAATCAACAGCACAGTTCCTTCTGCTTTCACATTCACAGTTCGTCCAAAAATCTCTACTCAAAGTTTAGCATCTGCTGGTAGCGCAAGCTTCCTTGCTTCTGATGTTTTAATCTTTGGTGGTATTATGGATGCTGGTGAGGCTTCTTCTACTAACGCTCCAATGATTCAGTTGGATGAGAAGTACACTAACAGCATTACCGAGATGCGTGAGACTTTCTCTGCAACTGACCTTGCTGAGATGACTGAAGTATACTATACTGGTGGTTTCTCTGGTGACGTTCCTGCAGGTGGAGCGCAAGCTGGAACTTCTTTATTTACATTAAAAGGACTTGTAAAGTCTAATATCCGTTTCAAGGATGATGTAGAAATGAAGTTAATGCGTGGTAATATCGTAAACAACTCTGGATTAACAACTACTACTTCAGTAGGTTCTGAGGGTATCATCCCTAAAGTACTTGCTGATGGCGAAACAGTAGGTTACACTCCGGGTAACTTGGATATTGCTAAGTTGCACGAAATCACTCGTATTATGGACGTTAATGGATGTACTTCAGAGAATATGTGGTTGCAAGACATCTATCAGAATCAAAACTTCTCTGATGGATTGTTCTCCGCTTTCCCTGCTGGTGCTTGGGTTTGGGGTAACAACGAAAAGTCTGAAGAGGCTGCTATCAACTACGGTTGTAAGTCAATCTCTATCGATGGCTACCACTTTAAGGTGAAGAAGTACCGTCCGTTCAATACCGAGTTCTTATCTGGCGTTACTCCAACTACAGACTTCTTCCGTAACTTCGGATTAATCTGTCCTCAAGGAGAAACTCGCGATGCAAAAGATGCGAGCAAGCTTTACAAGAACATTACCATTATGATGCAACAACCACCTAAGGGAGGTACCATAGGTAATGGAATCCGCGTATGGCAATGGGGTGGCGGTTCTCAGAACCCCACAACTGGAACAATGAACGATAATGTTGAGATGATTACATACCGAGGAAGTCGCGTATGTGCTGCAAATCAATTCGTTATAGTTCAAGCTTCTTAATAATGTGTTTTTGAGATAGCGAAAAAGGAGGTGGGGAAACTCACCTCCTTATTTAAAAAAAATATATGGGATTAATTTATAAAATAACAAGTCCAACTGGAAGAATTTATATAGGGCAAACGGCTCAAACCTCCAAAGGGAGGCAGCGTCAGTATCGTAGTTTACGAAAAAGAGATGGTAAAAGTCTTATACTAAGAAGTATTCGTAAATACGGATGGGATGCCCACGTTTTTGAAGTGGTTGAGGATAATATTCCAAAAGAACTTTTAAATGAAAAAGAAATTTATTGGGTTGCTAAATTTAAAACTTACGTTGAGGATAGCCTTGAAGGTATGAATCTTACAAGAGGAGGCGATTATCGTGAGTCTTGGAAGAATGATAAAAACAGGGTAGAAAGGGCCAAACAAAGACGAGGAGAAAAAGCTCCGAATTGGGGTAAGAAGCTGTTAGAGGAAACAAAACGTAAAATTGCAAAAAGTGTAAGCGAGTACAATAAAGCTAATGGGGTTAAACCATCTGCCGAATGTCACAAAAAAGCGAAAGAAGCTCAATATGTGCCAGTTGTTGCTTATGATCGAAATGGCGATTTTATAGGAGAATATCCTTACATAAAGGCAGCGGCAGATGCTCTTGGCTTAGATCGTAAATGCGTAAACGATACTGTTAATGGCGTTCAAAAGCATACCAAAGGTTATTTCTTTAGAAGAAGAGAAGAAGGTTATCCAATGAAGATTGATATATCAGGAGTTAAATTATTACTTAAAAAACGTGCTGTTCTTTGTTATGTTGGGGAAGATGTGGTAGAGTATTCAAATCCTAATGAGGCGGCAGCGGCTCTCGGATTGTGGCACCAAACCATTAAGGATGCAGCTAACCTCGGAAAACCCTTGCGTAACGGGTACAGATTCGTTTATAAAGATTCTCTAAATTAAAACCGCCCACAATGGGGCCTTTGAGCTTAAATGGTAAAATAACAATTAAAAATTAAAACAATGGCAAAATTATCAGATGTCCAATTTAGTTTGCAGGGGGAAAATCCGGCAGTCCCTCAACACCGTCAAAAACACGAAGTTCAGAGACCAGTACTTGAAGCTCCAGTTAACCAAGGAGTAAAGTATCACATCTTTAAACTCGTAAGTAATACAAGAAAAGGTGGTGTTCACGTTCCGGGAATTGATGACGTAATTAATCCAGAAACAAAAAGAATGGAAAGGGTAAGACTTCTTTCTGGCGTTGACACAATATGGCTCAAGGAGCAAAAAGATGTTACGCCAGAATACGCGAAGAACAACCTCCGTTCTTTAAGTTTTGTTCGTGGAACAAAGATATTGCGGATTCCAGAGTGGGATACAACTGCACTTGAGTTCGCGCGTATCACAAGACATAATATTGGTTCTCCTTCTAATAAGACAGGAAGCCACTTTGAGTTTTACGAGTACAATCCAGCACGCGAGCAAGAAGATGCGCTGAAGCGTGAGGAGATGGAGATTGAAATGGCGATTATCGCTAAAGGAATGGATGCTGAAAAGATGCGCAAGCACGCAGCCTTCCTTGGTCTTAGACTCATAGATGATCTTGGGATGCCAAAAACAGATGATGGAATTAGAAGGGAATATATTGTTTATGCGAAAAGATATCCAGAATACTTCCAAAAGACTGTAGAGTCAAAAGAAGTAGAATTGGCTTGGTTTATTAAGCGAGCTATTCTGGATGCAAAGATTGAAATTGGTCGTGAGCCGGGAAGGGTGTACTGGGCAAATGGAGGAGGGCTTATTGGTTCTTACTCTAAATCGGAAAATGCGGACAAGTATTTGCTTGACCTTGCGCTGACTAATAGTGAAGAGGGGAGAATATTCAAGGAAAGACTGCAACAAATTTCGTAATTTTAATGTGGGGGAAGATGTGATAGCCGCATCTTCCCCTTACTAAATAAAAAGAGATGGCCTACAATGTAAATGATGTATATAATTTAGTCCTCTACATAACGGGGAAGAATCTTCAACAAGGCTATGTCTCACCAGAAGACTTTAATAATACGATGAACATAGCTCAAAAAAGCTATGTGTCTTATTTATTAGGCAACTTTCAACAATATCAACCGGGACGCCCTGTCGCAAGAGTAGAGTTTGGACAAAATTCTGTCCTGCGTCAGAGGCTTACCCCTATTATTTACGAAGCATTTTTATCTGTAGACGGAAACGGCTACTCTCCTTATCCAAGTGCTGCGTCTCAATTGCCAAGCAACGGAGACTATCTTCAGACCGATGCGATGTGGAGTGCGTATGGCTACGAGAGAATTAGAGAAGTGCAGCAGCATTATTTTTACTCAATCTACAACAGCAAGATTGATCCTATAGCAAGCTGGCCTGTTTATATGATTCGAAACAACGGATTTCAGTTTGCTCCTTTTAATATTGGGCAAGCAAGAATTTCTTATGTCATTGAACCACCAGATATGATATGGGGATATACCCTTGATGGAAACGGAGTTCCTGTATATAATGCAGCGACAAGTGTGCAACCTGTTTGGGATATTGTTTCAATCTTAGAAATTATAGTTCGTGCGCTTCGTATCATTGGAGTTAACTTGGACTTTAACGCTGTAAATAACTATGCAAATCAAATAGAATTTCAAGGTCAATAATGGCAATACTATATCAAATATTAAATAAGGCTAATAATAAGAAGTATATTGGAGTAACCGATGACAAGTTCTATCGAAGAAAAGCTGTTCACTTGTATAAGCTAAGAAGAAATAGCGCTCCTCAAGTTATTCAAGACGATTTTAATCTTTATGGAGAAAAATCTTTTGTTTTTACCGAAATAGAAACTGGCGATTTGGATTATCTGCTTAAAAAAGAAGAAGAATGCACCGAAACGGGTAGTTATGAATATAATACTATAGTAGGCGGAAATTCAAGCAGAGCAAGAAAAGAGGCTTCGCTTTGCCATATTAAAAAAATAAAAACAGACGATAAATACAGAGATGATTTAAGTAAAAAAATTTCTTCTAGTTTAAAAGGACATAAAGTTTCTTTAGAAACAAGAATGAAAATGTCTGCTTTAAAAAAGGGGAGAAAAATGTCTGATAAGTTTAAAAAGGATAGGTCTATTAAGTATAGTGGTGAGGGAAATCCTAATACTGTATATTTTTTAAATGTTAATACAGGTATTTATTACGCAACAAGAGATATTGAGAATTATTTTGGTATGTGCATAAGCCATATCAGGAAATTATTTAGGCAAAAAAATCAATTATTAAATAATTTTGTAAAATGCTAAGATCGCAATTTATAGAGCAGGTTCTTAGGCAAGTATACGGAGGATACGTTCAAGAGGATTCTTCGATTACGCCTATGCTTGTTAATCAGTACATTGACCAAGCTATTGCTTTTGCTGCAAAGAATAACTATACAGACAATTTAAGATTAGATGGTGTTGCTTATGTTAATAATAGCTTTTACACTACTTTTAAGGGGCTTGCAATCTCTAATGACGAAACGGGATTATGGAAAGTAACCCTTCCGCAAATACCTGTAGGAATAGGAGCTAATGAAGGTATATCTACTTTTATTTTAAAAGATAGTCAAGGTAAACTTATCACAACCACTTATTCCCCTAACAGAAAACCAAAAAACATATTTCCAATCATTACAGAATCTTCCCTTTAAGACTCTTTATTATGTTGAGGGAAGTCGTGCCTTTATTATAAGCTCTCTTGCATTGAGCAACTATACCGCTAGCGTAACACTTGTTTCAGGCGGTGATTCTACAGACCTAAATAGCACATTAAATGTACCGGGTGATTATGTTCCTGTGATGTTAGAGTACATTCAGAAACAATTACTATTAATGAAGTCAACGCCTAAAGACTTGGCAAATGACGGACAAGATTTATCTGTAAACTAATACTATGCAGCCCATACGTAACAATATTCTCGTTAAACCTTTTCCCAGCAGACGAAATTTCTGAAGGCGGAATATTCGTACCAGAATCAGCAAGAAAAGAAAGCAACAAGCTTCTTGTGGTTGCTGTGGGAAGAGGAACTAGAGATAGAAAAATGCCTTTCGTAGCTGGAGATGTGGTGTACCGCGTAAAGGAATGGGGAACTCCAGTAGATGTTCACGGAGACAGACATTACATAATGGATCAAAACGCAATTATAGCAAAAGAGTAATATGGCAACGCAAAATAGACAATGGGTAAGCCTCGATGAAGCGATTTACGCTTATCTGGATGAGTCCGAGCAGGGCAACCACAAGTATTTTAAGATGTGGAATCTTGCTTACCGAGCTTTAACTGAATTAGGACTTGATTTCTTTTTTGCTATTAAGTCTATAAAGCTGCCTGTTAATCCAAACCTAACGGTAACACTTCCCGCAGACTACCTAAACTATTCAAAAGTAGGCATCTTAAATGCGCAGGGGGAAATCATACCCCTTGCAGTCAACAACAACTTGACTACAGCTTTTGATATGCAGCCTACCCGTCTTTCTCAAACACAAGATCCAACAGTATTCACAGGCTATAGCCCACAAGGTATTGTGTGGTGGAATTACTGGAACGGCTACGGACTTTCTAACTTATACGGTCTTCCTTCAGGAACTCCATTTGTAGGTTCGTTTAAGATTGATAATGCAAATGGCGTTATTGTACTGGATGAAAATTTTGAATATGAATATGTGATGTTAGAATACGTTTCTGTTCCGCAGCAGGGACAAGACTACTTCTTCCCCGTACAATTTAAAGAAGCTATCATCGCATACTTACGCTGGAAAGATTTGATATCAATCCCTTCTTCGCGTAGGGGAAATCTTGGCGATAAAAGAGATAGACGAGTAGAATACTACAATGAACGTAGAGTAGCTATCGCAAGATATGATCCTATTAGATTGAATGATTTGTATGAATGGAACCTTCGCAATCGCAGCGGCTTAGCGAATAAATGGATAAAGAAATGCCATACCCTACTCTTCCGGCAACATTAGCAAGCGGCATAGTCTCAATATACGGGGCTGGTGACAGCGTTAGTACGGTTAGCGGCTTATTAACAAGCCCAAATATCTTTTTTGGAGAGATTAACCAAGTAAGTATTTATAGCGCCTACTCAATAGGTGATTCTGTAATGTTTCCAAATGGAGCCGTAAATTCTAGAGTGTCTTATTTAAATTGGACTTATACATTGTTAGATGAAACCAAAATTATATTAACCGAATCCGCTGCGCTATGATTGAGGTAAAAAGATTTTCAGGAGTCTTAAATACAGACGACCTGCCAGAAAACGTACTTGCGCCACAGCATATATACGCAAAAAATTTACGTTTTTATGGTGGAGGTAATGGTCTTACTGCTGAGAATGTTAGGGGAAATTATGTCATTAATAACCAAGATTTACCTGCTGGTGACAATATTTGCATAGGTTCATTTTTTGATTCGTTAAATAGTAAGATTTATTGGTTTAACTGGAATAGCAACGGAGATAATGGTATTTATGTCTTAGATACGGAAACGGAAGCCATCTCTCCTGTATTTATCTGCGGAACAGATAGTGCGACAGATGTTTTAAATTTTGATCCAAATTATCCAGTTCATTCTGTGGTTATGGTTTATAGGGAGGCTGGAGACGGAAACCTTTTATACTGGACTGACGCATATAATAGACCAAGATATTTAAATGTCGATACCGTATCTTCCCTCGCACCCTTTACAGAAGATATGCTTAATGCGGCAAAAATACCACCACTTGCCCCTCCCGGAGCTGGTTATGGAACGGATATTAACATTACATATAATAATGTTGTAAATAGGTATTTTAGATTTGCTTACCGATGGGTGTATGAGAATGGAGAGAAGTCTACATTTTCTCCAAGTTCAATTTGCCCAGTTTTAGCTGTCTCTCAGCCGCAAGATCCTCAATTTCCCGTTAATGGGAATTATATATCAATATTTGATATATCTACGCCATCTACAAATGACTTTAAATCTATAGAAGTTTACGGACAAGAGTATAATGGAACAACGTGGGGTGATTTTTTTCTTGTTACAAACTTAGATAGAGTGGCTGGTTTATTGCCATATACTCAAACTTTTAATTTTTACAATGACGCTATATACACTCCAATAAGTATAGCAGAATCAGGTCTTAGGTTTGATTATCTTCCAGATGTTGCTAATACGATGGAACTATTAAATGGAAATGTAATTATATACGGTGGTATTACAGAAGGGTATGATAATCTTGCTAGGGAAGATGTAGATGTCCAAATAACCTCAACTCTTCAGGCAGGAGCTAGTTCTTTCCCTATTGTATCTAAGGTGTGGAAATGGGATCAAATAGAAAGATTTGGACTTATTTATTTCGATAAATATGGGAAAACGAATGGCGTCATATCTTATTTAAATAATGCTACAGATAATACAAATTTTGATGTTTTTTCTCCTCAATATCCCGGGCAAATTGGTGGAAGCCTCCCATTCCCAAGAATAGCCGCTTCAATAAATCACTTGCCTCCTGACTGGGCTGTTTCTTATCAGTGGGTAAGACAAGATGCGTCTCCGCAATTTTTTCTTCAGTATGTAACAAGCGACTATCAGACAGATTCTCAATATTTATATTTTTGCATTGAAGGTCTTGTTTATAACAACACGGCAAATAATTTTATACCAAGTTATGAATTTAGCCCCGGAGATAGAGTTAAGATATTAGGAGAGTTTGTCTCTACGGGGATGCTTACTTCCGGAAATGTTACAGCTTATTTAAATCAATACGATTTTCAAGTCCTAGGCGTTGAGGAAAGGGATATGACTGCGCCAAATAAGCTTACTAAAGGTTCTTTTATTAAAGTAAAAAAGCCAAGTTTTGTTATCCCGTCTTACTCAAAGACAACCCTTATAGAACTTTATACGCCAGCACCCGTGGTAAAAGATGAAGAGGTTATATTTTATGAATGGGGTAAAAAATATGATATTTATGAAATAAGTGGAGTAAAGTATCACGCTGGTCAAACACAGAATCAGACAGCATCTCAACCCGCTTTGTTTTCTTTTGACGAAGGGTATCTGTATTGCAAATTAAGAAATTACCCCCTCTATGAAAATTATGGCATTGGCTCTTGCGGCGTAATAGATAGGAATTATAATGATTTTCAGTCAAGCCAAGCTAATAGTAATTCAAAAGGATGGCCGATAAATGTTAATGCTAAAAGAAAATATTTGCCTGTTACGGTTAGATGGGGAGGTGGATATTTTCAAGATAGTAATGTTAATGAGCTAAACCGCTTCTTCCCCCAAGACATAGATACAATAGACTTGGCAAAAGGGGATATTAGAAGATTTAAGGCGAGAGACAGGATACTAAGAGTGTTTCAGGATAGAGGCACAGGGCAGTATGGAATATACGCAAGGTTTATCCAGAACAATCAAGGGCAATCAGAACTTGTTACTACCAATACTATTATTACAACCAATAACATTCAGTATTATGCTGGCGTATATGGGGTTTCGGGATATCCAACAAATTTAGCGTCTTCGGCTTCAGCAGACTATTTTGTTGATGTTGTTACGGGAAGAGCTATTAGATTAAGTAGGGATGGATTAACTGATCTTGGTTTGATTTATAAAGGGCAGTACTATCTTTCTCAATTAGTCACCCCTTATAATCAAGCAATAATTGGCCCCGGAGGATATAATTCTAAAGTAATGGGATTTTTTGATTTTTTTGAAAATCAATACCACACCATTCTTCAAGGGACTGAAAGTTCTTTAACTATTGAAGATCAGATACTTAGTCCTAATGAGAAAGAGTATAGTATTTATTTAAGCGGAACGGCTGCTGAAGGGGATCAGGTTATTATAACCGTAACCGATAATGTATCAAATACCGAAACTTACACATATACCTGTACCGCAGGTGAATCGGCGCTAGACGTATTGAACGGAATAAGTAATCAATTTTTAACAAGCCAATATTTTGCGGCAAACGTATTCGCATCTTCCCCCTACCCATATATTTTAATCAACTCATTGTTTAACGCCACCTTTACGGTATACACCGCAACGATAGTACACGCAGCCGAAGGGGCTTATAATTTCAGTTTCAATGAAAGCCGAAACGGATTTTGTTCGTTTTATGACTATCACCCAGAATGGGCAACGGGAGCTAATGATATGGTTTATACTTGGTTAAATGGAAATATTTATAAGCATAATAATACCAATTACTATTGCCGGTTTTACGGAAATGACTATAACGCCGAAATTACGGTAGTATTTAATTCTGTTATTCACGCTAAAAAGTCTTGGAATAGTGTAGCCGAAATCGCAAGCGCCATCTGGGCAGTTCCTTCAATGTATACCAATACCTATTCTTACGGAACAACAAAACAGCAAAGCAGTCTTGTAGATGCTGAATTTAAGTTACTTGAGGGCAACCCTTCTTCGGCCATAAAAAGGGACGCCAATTCATCTGGAGGTAAAATAAATGGTAACTTTATGAAGGGGAACTGGTTAGTGGCAAAATTTCAAAAATCAAATGCAAATAATTTAGTAAATTTGACAGAGGTAAGTGTAAGATTTACCGATAGTCCTCTTACTATAAAAAGTTAATTTTTAAATAGTAAAATTAAAATATGGAACCAGCAACTATAATGGCATTAGCCGGAGGGATTAAAGCGTTAGGAGGATTAGGACAAGCAATTTTTAGCGGTCAAAAAAAAGCAGAAAAAGCTTTAGGTAAAGAAATTGAAGCTATCCAGTTCCCAAGTCTTCTTAATATCTATGCTGAAACGAAAAGAAGATATGGAGCAGCTCCAGAGCAGTCTGCCTTTTATAAAGAACAAATGCAAAATATTGAGCGCTCTCAAGCAAGTGGATTAAGAAAGCTTCAACAATCCGGCAATGTTCTTGCCGGGATTCCTTCTATTTTAGATGTTGCCAATAGGTCATCTCTTGCCGCAAGGAGTCGCGCTGAAGAAGAAAAGAATCGTCGTTTTGGGCAATATACGTCTGCTGCGCAAATGAAGACACAAGCCGAACTTGCAAAACAAAATCAAAAAATTAGTGCCGCCGCTGCAAAGGCTGCTGGAACAGCTGCAATTAAAAGGTCTGGATTAACAAATATATATGGCGGTCTTGACTGATATTGGAAAAGCGTATATGTCTCAAGAAAAAAACGGATAAATAAAGCTAATTAATAATATGGTTCCGATTTCCCCAAACATATATAGCGCAGAGGCGGTAGTCTTTGATAATAAGGGACTATTTGACCTTCAACAAAAAATTGCCGATAGAAGGGCAAAAAAGCAAGCTGCTGAACAAGAAGCTCTTGATACTTATTTAAAAGAAATGTCAAAAATCCCAGAATCTTATGGGATGAGAAATATTGACAAAAAAGAGTTTGCTAAAAAGGTAGACGATTTTAGGTTATTAAGTAATGAGTTTAGAAAATCGCCAAAAAATTTAGAAAAAAGATTACAGCTTGAACAAGCTGCTGATCAGTTGAAATTATTTGTTTCAAGAAGTAAAGAAGCAAAAGAAGGAACAAAATCTTTTAATAATTTTATTTTAGATATTTCTACCAATCCTGAAAAAAGAAAATCTGTTGACATTCAAAAGCTGATGCTTGACAAAGAAATTCACGATTTACCTCTTGATTTTAATGCTCCTTATCTTGGAATTGTTAGAGAAGACAAAGAATTTAACCCAAATTATTACATACCTAAGCCTTTTGATTTTCAAAAAACTTTTGATGAATCTGCAAAAGGTCCCGGGATTGAAATTTCAGAATTAGGTGTTGGTCCAAGTAAAACTAAGGGATACGATGAAATTAAGAAAGGATTTGGGGAATCGGCAATAAAAAGCATTGCTTCCAATTTTGCAAAGGATGTAGAAGCTGATGGCGAAAAAGAATCTTATTATAAAGTAAGATTTAATAATTTAACTCCAGAAAAATTAGCTGAACAAAATATTCGATTAAAAAAATACTTCCCTAAAATGGAAGTAGATGATGACAATCCAGTAAGTTTAGCTATGGCCGAAGCTATTGAAGAAGCAGAAAGAAGAATATCTACTGACTTGAGGGCTATCTCAAGAGGCAGTACTTGGAATCTTGGAGGAGGTGGATGGATTACGGCGGTGATCGAGCTAATATATCAGATTTAAGGCCACTCTATTGACGATATAGGAGAAAGCAAAGACTGTTATGTCTGGACATATTTCAAGGAGTTAATGGTAACCAGAGTTCTTAAAGGAGAGTCTATGCTTGCTGAACAAGTGATGTTGATATCGAATATGAAGATATGACATGCAAATTAACGCTTGCGGATATGGAGTGTAATAGAGACTCCGATAGCAATCCAACGGGACAGCAAACCCGAACTATTCTTTATAATATTTTACAAGATGGTAAAATTGCTTGAGTTCCTCAAGCCTGACTACCTATAACTATATAGACAAGCTGTTGCTAATGCTCAAATAAAACATAATACCGAAGCCTTAAAAGGGCCACAGCCTTCATTATGGGGGAACAGCGACCTCCTGAACCTAAAACTACCTGCTTCCTAAAAGAGCAAAAACGTATTAAGCAATAGGAGGTAAAAGTTTTACAATGAAGTCAATATTGAGGCGGGTGCAATTAAAGAATAATATGAGTCGTTGCAGATTATTTAGCAAATTGCTCTTGGATTAACATGATATTAAGTATGCAGTTCCAGTAAAAGTCCGATAAAGACATATTTGACGTTGTCCAAATAACCTCAAACATCTGGTTTACCTATTGATAAAGAAGGATTTTGAACCTGTTCCTGGTTTAAAAAAAGAAGTTTCGGAACCTATTTCAGAAACTGGTGGCAAAGCTGGTACTATCAGAAGTCCCATCGGGATTCGAGGGACTAAAGCCAGCTAAAGTACAGCCTGTAGAGGTTAAGGGTGTTGGGGAAGATGTGGGACTTGGTCGCCCCAAAAGAGAAGTTGCAGTAAGCACAGCCGTTAAACCCGTTGTTGGACTTGATTTAGCAGAAGAAAAGGCTATTGAAAGAGCTGCTGCCCCAAAACTTCCCAAGGCAAAAAAAGAAATAGGAGAAGTAGAAGCATTTTTTAACTCTTTACAAAGAGGTGTAAAGCAGGGAGCTATTGCAGATATGATGGCGTTAGGCCAAATGCCAAGCAGAGAGGATTTAAAAGAAATTGCAAGATTAACAAGAGAACAGCAAGCACTTCCCGCGTCTGATGCGTATAATAAGTTTAATAGCGCTCCTGACTTAGGTACATCTGTAAAAGAATTTATTAAAAACCCTATTGAGATTAGCTCTCAATTAATAGGAGAAAGTCTTTCCGCCTTAATTAGACACGGTGCTACAAGGGCTGGTGCTGGTGCTGGTATGGGGGCTGCGTTAGGTAGTGTAGTTCCGGGATTTGGTACAGCAGCAGGTGCTGGATTAGGATATCTTGCAGGAAGTGGAGTCGCGGGTTATAATCTTGAAATGGCTTCATCTATTTTAGATTCTTTTAGAGAAGCTGGAGTAGATATTTCTAATGAAAAATCTTTACAAAAAGGATTTGATAACCCAGAAACATTAAGAAAAGCAAGAGAATTTGCTAATAAAAGAGCTATTCCAATTGCTTTATTTGATATGTTTTCCGCAGGAATGGGCGGTAAATTATTAGGCAAGCCAGCAAAAACGATGCTACAAAAGGTTGGAAGAGGTGCAGCAGAAGTTGGTATTCAAGCTGGTCTTGCTGGTGCAGGGGAAGCAACGGCACAGAAAGTATCAGGACAAAAGTTTAATCCTACAGCAGTTTTTGCTGAAATGGTAGGTGAAGTTGGTGGTGGTGCGCCTGATATTATTGTTGGAACAGCTATTGAAAATAAGAAACAAGGTAAACCAACCATTCAAGAGATTGCTAAATTAGATATTAAACCCGAAGAGTTGCAAGATATGCTTGATGTATCTGAAGCGACTGGAGAACTTACTGACGCGCAAGCCGATGAGATTAAAAATGAATACACAAAAGTTCAAGAAGTACGGTCAGTTGTTCCCGAACAATACAAAAAGAACGCAGAGGTACTCGAGGCTATACAAAAGAAAAAGAATTAGAACTACAGAAGAAAGGGTTAGATCCTGTATTTGCTAAAAAAATAGACGCTCAGATAGCCGAACAAGATGCTATCATTGATAGAGCTACCGAAACGCCACAAGTTCCTGAAGCAAAAGAAAAATATAGAGTAGAATACTTTGATCCTGAAAAAGGTGAAATGACTCACTCTTACTTTGATTCAAGATTAGAAGGAGATACGTTTTGGTCACAACTTACGGATGCGCAAAAATCAAAAGGTGTTAAGGCTTATTTTGAGGAAACTACAGAGCCTTCCTTTGGAGAAGAAGCTGCACCACAAGTTCTCCCAACAGAAAAACCAAGCATAGAGCAACAAGCAAAAGATATTAAAGAGGGTAAAATAGCCTCTTTTGAATATAGCTCAAGAGAGGAAGTGCCTGAAGTGTTTAAAGATAAAATAGTTGGAGAAGGGGTTATAAATGGTAAGCCTTCTGTTAGGGTTAGAGTAGCTCAATCATTAGCGGATTACGAATTAGGTAAAGCACCACAAGTTCCCCCTACACCTAGAATACCTAAAGAAAGAGCAGCTCAATTAAGAGAACAGATTAAGATTGAGGAGGTCGGGGAAGAAGTGGCACCTGCAGCCGAACAAAAAAAATTAATAAAAGAAATTGAAGATTTTGCATCTGAGGAAAAAATAAAAAAATGGGTAGATGAAAATCAAGAATTGATAAAGCCCATATTAGATACCGGAGGTGAATTCCCAGAAGTATTTGACTTTTATGAAACTGAGCCAAATCTTATAATAGGCAGAATTGGGTACAATAATTTACCAAAAGATATACTAAGAAGCACGGCTGGTCACGGAATCACAAGAGGAGGCCATAAACAACAATTAAAGGCTTTATTAAATATTTTAAGCACAGGGAAATTAATCGGAGATGAAGCCTTATTAAGCGGATCTATGGAAACTGGCGCACATATTGTAGACGCTTATAATGATGGTGATTTTATGCTTATCGCTAAACCCGGGAAAACCCTTAAAGGTGACCGAAATAATCTAAACGAATTTTCTGTCGTTTTAAATGGTAGAAGTATATACTTGTACGATAAATTAAAACTTGCTTTTCCAAACATAAATTTTATTAAAGGTCCAGAATTATCCGTAGAGGCATTAAACAAGGGGACTAAAGCGATTCCACAAGTTCCCGCAGCACCCGAAAAAGCTGAACCGATAAGACAATTAGGAACTGGCTCTAATGTTTATTTTGAAACAGATAAGTATAGGGTTAATGATTTTAAAGATAAAACTTTATTAAATGTTTCAGGAGTTGGGGATACTGGTACAATTGCTAATATAGAATTTAATACTCCAGAAGAAGCTGTTGAGGTTGGTAAAACATTAAGCAGGCTTTACCCCAATGGAGTTCCAGAAGCAGTTTTATTAGATAAGGTAGTTGAAGATATAAAAGCTGGCAAATACAAAGAAGAAGCACCCATAACAGAAGAAGAAATTAAAACTAAAGAATATGCCGTACCAGAGCAAGGCCCAGAGGGCTTACTTCAACCTGCACAAGAAGGAGTTAGAGAAGAAGGGGGTGAACGTAGAGGAGTGGAACCGCCAGTCGAAAGGATTGCGGCTGCCCAAAAAAGTAAAGCTGAAGCTACGCAAAAAGAAATAGACAAAAGGCTTAGAAATTACGCAGCTCCAGAAGGAAAGCAAACCGAAGTAAATAAGCTTGTTAATGAGGTTTCTAAATTTAATAATCAACGCAGGGGTCGATTAGGCTTAAAATCTTCAGAAGGTCTTGCAAAAAGAAATCAATTATTAATTGAGGCAAAAAGACTTGGCTTTGAAACAAGAGTAGATAGAGAGGGCAGAATTAGAGTGAAAGGTGCTAAAGCTATTGATAAGTCATACAGCAATATGGCTATTGATAAAAAATTTGTACCACTTAAACAAAGAGGGGAAAAGCTAAATAACTTATTTGATAGAATCAATGGAGTAGCAGATGCTTATGGGTATGATTTTGGATTTTTTATGCCGAACGTCATAATCGGCGCTGACGGGAGAAAGATGGATGCAAGGCAAATTAAAAATGCCCTAAAAGACCTTAACGAAGGAATCCCAAGCAAAGGAGCAAATGCTATTCTTAATTCACTTGAGGATATGGCTGAGACTGGTTACGTAGAGGTTAGAGTTGGCCAAGACGTAACAAGAGTTTCCGTAGATGAGTATTTCCAAGAATTAGAAAAAGAGGCAAAGCAAAGAGATTTAGATCTTGCTCTTGCTAGGGAATTAGATACGCTACCAGAAAAAGACCTTGTGAAATGGGTTGAGGAAATGGCTGATGAACAATCATTTGAAAAAGAAGAATATGAACCAACTACAGAAGAACCTGAAGCAGAGGGTGGAAAAGAACCCGAGACTGCTGCAACGCGTGAACAAGCTATCAGAGAAGCAGAAAGAGGGGCTGTACCTCCGGTTAGAAGGCGCCCTCCTACAGCAGAAGGTGGCCCGAAGCTTAAAGAAGTAGTACCACCTGTTCCCCCAACACCCACCAAAACCGAAGGAGAAGAAGAATATGTCCCAAAAGAAAAGAAAAAAGCATTACTAAACAGGCTTTATACGGCCAAGAATATTCCAGAAGAAGCAAGAATTGGCTTTGAGAAAGAGGGTTTAAGATACCAAACCAAGAGCCAAAAAGAGGCAGAATTAATAGCTAAAGGGGTTATTGATGAAGTGGGTATTGATGAAGCTTTAAATCTTGCTAATTCCTTTGAATTTGATGGAGACGTAAACTCTTTGATCTACGCAGAATCTTTAAATAGATTAGCTAAGATGGAGAAAAGTGCTAAAACTTCAGAAGAGAAACAAGCTCTTGCTAAAAAATTTGCCGAAGTAGGAATACAATACGGAGAAAAGAGCCAGTACGGCGGTAGGTTTAATGCTGCCATAAATTACTTTTATGAAAAATCTCCATTAGGTATTGTAATAATGGAGAATACGAAAAGAGAAGAAGAGTTTAGTAAGTTTTCTAAAAACCAAGAACAATCTTGGAAAGAAGCGTTTGATATTATAAAGACTGAATTAGATGCTCTTAAGCAAGAATTACAAGGTAAAAACGCGGAACCTTCAATCAGTGTTTCCGAGGCAAAAGTCCTAGCAGCAAGGCAAAAGAGGGCGGCTTTAAAAGAGAAATATAAAAAAGGGAAAGGTGGAGGTTTAACTCTTACTACTGGTGGTTTGACAAAAGAAGGTATTGAGTATGTTGGGGAATTAGTAGTAACATACATTCAAGAGGGGGTTGCAAATGTTGAAGTAATTATTCAAAGAATATTTTTAGATTTAAAAGATACCATAGGTAAACCTATTGACGAAGAAACCGCGAAACAAGTTGAAGGCGAAGCTAGAAAAGTATTTAAAGAAAAGAAAGGAAAATCTGTTCTTAATAAAATTAGGAAAAAACTTAAAAAGCTTTCAAAGAAAAAACAATACGAGGTTGTAAGAAAATCTTTTAACCAAATCATCGAATCGGGAGGTCTTGAATATGATGATTTTAGAAAAATAATAGCAGAAGTTACGGGGTATCCGGAACTCACAGAGGAAGAACAGGCTAGATTTATAGAGCTTGTTACGAAGACAAACGCTGTTGAAAGGATGGCGGAAAAAGTCAGAGAAGATAGAACTGAGCAAAGCCTTAAAGATTTTAGAAATGCTGAAATAGAGTCAGGTAAAGCTGCTCGGGAGCTTAATAAACTTGTTTGGAATAAGCCTGATATTATAAAACGACTCACTTCTATTATGCAATTGAGTACGCTTGGTATCCCAGCCCTTGTAAATAACCCAATATATAACATTTGGAACCAAGCTACCTTAAGGTTACCTGTTGGCTTAATTAATGATTTGGTGGATAGGGGAATAACTCTTGCCGCTCAAGCAACAGGAACTGAATATCAAAGAGAATATAATACTATTGGCACTCAAAAGGAGTTCTTCAAAAAATTAGGTTTTGGGGTTAAAGAATCTGTAGAACAATTAGTAACCGGCCTTAATAGGCAAGATTATCTTCAGAAAGAGGTTGGCGGTCAGCAAATACAACCATTAGAAGCTATGAAAGATTTATGGGCTTCTTTTAAAGGTAAGAAAAAGCTAACAGCCGCTCAAAAATGGGATAAGCGTATTCAGGCTTCAGTAGGTATACCCGCTGAGGCTGTTGCTAGAGCGCTTAATATTGGTGATAAACCGCAAAGATTTGCTGCCGAAGGAGCGCAAGCGGCTGCGTTTGCAAAGTCTTTCGGGTTAAAGGATTTGGATTATAAAATATTTATAGAATTTCCAAGAGAGGAAGCATATAGAATATATAAATCAAAAGGGTTAAGTGATGCCGAAGCAGCTAAAAAGGCAGATTACATAAAAGATGTAATTATAAAAGAAGGGCAAAGGGCTACTTTCCAGCAAGATAATTTGGTAAATACTGCTTTATCAGCTGTGTTTAATACCGTTTTTGGGAAAGGAAAAGAAACGGGATTAGCTAACTTGATTAAGACTACCACAGTTTCCCCTTACATAAAAATTCCAACTAACGCATACTGGTCTTATTACAATTTAGTAAATCCAGAAATAGCCTTTTTACAATCTTTTGCACACGGAGGAAGAGCCTTTTATTTAAATAGAATTGGGGAAGAAAATAAAGCTAAGCTCGCCCTTAGAGAATCAAGATATTGGCTAGCTCATTCTATAGTAGGATTTGCAATGAAAGCCGTTGTGATTGCTCTAGTTAAGGCAGCCGTTTATAATGCTGGCTCTGATGAAGAAGAAAGTAAAAGAGAGAGAGAAGGTAAGGCGTTTTACGAGGGGCAAGGAACCGTTAACATAGATAAATTAAATGCTGTACTGAGCGGGGAAGATCCAACAAAAGTCACAACTGGTCTTTTAATTCCTAATAGGTGGTTTGGGCAATGGGGGAACAGTTGGAAATGCAATTGCTAGAAAGTATGAAAATATGACTCCCGAGCAAAAAAAGACAGAAGCGGATTATTATGATTTTATGCTTGGGGAACTAGCGACAGACGTTCTTCAGGAATTGGAGCAGGGGGTTTTTGCTAATACATCATCTTTGTTATCTTATTTAAGCACGGGTAACCCAAATAGATATTTAACGACTACGTTGAATATGTTTACTAATATAGTTCACCCAGCCACTTTTGCTCAAATATCAAGAGCGCAAATACCCAATTATACTACTCAAAAAGCAGACACTTTTCTAAAAGAGCTTGAAAATTCTATGCTTACAAGGTCTTCTTTTGTGAGAGAATTGACAGGGAAATATCCTCCTTCTAAAATCAGTATTTGGGGAGAGCCTATCCAAAAGCAGGGAGGAACTATTCAGAAGCTATTTAATATCACAAGAGTTAATAAAGATATGTTTGCCAGACCTTTATATGATGATGCTAAAAAGTACAACGACATTAATTTCTTCCCTCCAGCCGTCACTTCTTCCCTTAACGGCAAACAATTGACGGCAGATCAAACAAGAACCCTTCAAGAATTTGTAGGGGCCGCTAGAAAGGCAAGGATAGCCCCATTTGTTAACGATAGTGCAAAACTAGAAGGCTATAATATTTTATATAGCGACTTAAAAAACCCAGAAAACAAAAAGAAGGTTTTAAATTATTTATACGAAAAAGGTAGAGTTGATGGAGTAAAGAAATTCTATAATCAATACAAGGACTTGAAACCCAAGGAAAAGCCTAAAGATTTCCTTGAAGAATTGCAGTTTGATTTATTTAAAACCCTTCAAGAATACAAGTAAATTTTAGTAACTTTGATTAACAATTTAATATATTAAGAGATGCCACTTGTTCCTAATTTTAGTACGTCACAACAGGCAGGACTTCCCTCTAACGTAATAGTTACAGATACCTCTACAGGATCAGATGTAGCCATAACAGGGAGAAGAGTTTTTTTAGTTAATTATGCCGGGGAATATGTGGTACCGAGTGGAACCACTACCAACTATGTCGTATGGCCCCTTGCACAAACATCTATCTCTATTAACTGCTTGACAGCCGATAGTGCCTTATCAGTAACAGTAAACTGGGTAAACTCCGCAGGGGTGACCTTGTATACCAAGACTTCCCTCGCAGGTTTCACACTATACAATTTGACCTTCTATTATTCTTTAACTCAAGGACAAGCTGCTATTAGTAATCCTTCATTTATCCTACAGGATACAACGTACTTTCAGAACAAAAGCAAGTTGAAAACTCTCATCGATTCAGGAAATAACGCAATAACACTTGGGTATGATATCACTTCTGCTCAGGAGTGTTACGACCTTGCAACATATATGGTTACGAACCAAAATCTACTTTTTTAAAATGCCACTAACAACCGCTAATATTTTAGATATTGCTAAAATCTCAATGTACATAGCAACGCTTGATATTGAGAAAGGCAGATTTATGGGCAAAAGAGTAGTGCCAGATACGCCACAGATATTAGCAAATGAAATATTTGGTATTGAATATTGGTATAACCTTAATCCAAATGATCCGTCATTAGTAGAGACATCAAATTATTTATATGCTCTTTGCAGAGGGTATAACTTACAAGCACAACAGATTGCAGGAACAGGCGGAACGATTAGTCCCGTCAATCCTTCTCAAATACCAAACCCTTACATCTTTGAAGTAAGTGCTACGTCACTTGTTCCCACAGGCGCAACAAATGCAACTATTCCAGCCTTCATAGGATTTAATATCTTATTTGTAAGAAATGGTATACCACAAAGTACACTCAATCTAAACGGAGATAGTTACTTCTCTTGGAATAAGAACTTAGGATTATTAACTATACATCCTGCGGCGATTGAAAATGAAATTTTTCAGATTTATCCCATATGATTGTAAATCAATTAGATACAAGGGATTGGGTTATTTACAAAATAACAAACCCATCGGGAAGGGTATATATTGGCAAAACTTCAAATTGGTATGGCAGGCACAATAACTACAAAAATTACAAAACCTGTCACCAAGTTAGCAAACAAAGAATGTTATACCATTCTTTATGTAAGTATGGATTTGAAGATCACAAAGTAGAGGTAATAGATACTTTTCATTCTGACTCAAAGTACTGTTCTGGGAAAGAGATGTTTTGGATTAAATCTTATATGTGTAATATATATAAGTTCCCAGAGCAAAATGGATTAAATCTTACAGATGGGGGTGAGGGAAATCTTGGCTGGAAAAGACCAGAAGAAAGCAGATTGGAGATAATAAGAAAAAATACGGGTAAAAAAAATCTGAAGAATCAAGAAAAGAATAGCTCTTGGTAAAATTGGGAATAAAAATGGGTGTGGCAAAAAATTAACCGAGGAACATAAAGAGATAATAAGACAAGCTCGCATAAATTCAAGGGGAGATGAAGGTTTTAAAAAGAAATGTAAAGAACGAGCCGCAAGAATGAATGAAGAAGCTGGTAAAAGTATAGTTCAACTTGATGAAAACGGAACTATTATTAAAGAATTTTCGTTTATGTATGAGGCTGGAAAGTATTTTGGGGTAAGTGAGCATACTGTAAGAAGATATTTAAGAGGAATAGGCATCCCTAAAAAATTAAGCATAACGTTAAAATACAAAAAAGATATATGAAGAAAATATTTGCATTAGTTGTTTTGTTAGTGCTGGGGAAGATGTCGTACTCTCAGTACCCAATTTCCCAAAATTTGGGATCAGATTCTACCCTTGTATTAAGCAAAGGAGGATTAAAGGGACGCCTTGTTGTATGGCAATTTACTGATACGGCAAATGCTAATACGCAAAGGATAAGTCAGTATCCCGGTGCTTTAATTACTACTGCGTCAGGGAACTTGTGGCTACGTAATGCGGCGGCTACCCAATGGCTTCCTATTGCATCGGGTTCAGGTAATAATATCTATACGATTGACGGAACACTTCTTACAAATAGAACTTTGACAGGGGCTGGCTATAGATTAACCTTTGATAGCTTAAGTAAATTTGTGGTTAATACTTCTGATAGTATACTATTTAATACACCTCAATTTAATGTAAAGAATTTATTTGGAGACTTGAGTGTTGAGGGAACTGCTAGTGGTGGCGCTGCCTCATCTTCCCTGACATTAAAAACTGCATCAGACGGAGATTGGACTATTAAAACAGGAACAGTAGGCTTTGAAGTAGGAGATTTACGTTTCTATGATAATGTGAATGGCGGGGGAAATGCTCGCGTAATCTTTAAAAACACAGGTAAAGTAGGTATCGGAACAGAAACACCTGATAGTCTTTTAAGTGTTAATGGAGGATTTTATGTTGGCGGAGGAATACGTGCGCCGGGACTTCCCCAAGCAGTCGGCACAAAACAACTACGCATCAACGCACAAGGGCAAATATCCTATACAGACACACTTATAGACGCAGGAGGAACGGTAACATCTGTTGCTACCAATAACGGCTCTGGAATTACGGGAGGAACCATTACAACCACAGGAACGCTTGCTATAGATACTACTTTGATTTCTACGAGGGCGTGGAGACAAAAGGGGGTAGATAGTGTAGCGGCTTTGATTAATAATAATGTTGCGGGAATTAGTGGCTATGTATCCAAGTTCAGCGGTACTCACACTATCGACACTTCTCAAATCTATCAAAGTAATGGCTTAGTTGGAGTAGGCACAACTTCCCCAGCAGCCAAGATAGATGCTTATGCAAATTCAGGAACTACTATTAAGGCTGTAAACAATTACACAACAGGGTGGGCTGTTGATGCTACAGCCTATGGTTACGACAATGGAGCGGGTAGATTCTTACAAATAGATACTGTGCCTGCTTCAAATAATTATCCCTTAACTATTGAGCGAAGACTTCCCGATAGCACGAATAGAATAAATATGGGTACAGGTCTTCTGATCAATATGCAAAAAGACAACAAGACAAGTTCAAATGTAGCAGCCTTAACAACAAGAATAAAAGATTCTACGGCGGCTAATTTTAGTGCAGATTTAGCAATTAGAAATCGGGTAAACAATGTCTTGGCTACCAATTTATACATTAGTAGCGCAGGTAATGTTGGTGTTCAGACAACCTCTCCAGACTCCTCTTTGACCGTTCAGAACGGAGCTAACTTTAACCGCGGGGTGCGTATGTCATCACTTCCCCAAGCACCCGGAACCAAGGCTTTACGCATAGACGCATCTGGCAATATAAGCTACGCAGATACACTCATAGACGCAGGAGGAACAGTAACCTCTGTAGGACTTACTATGCCTGCTGCTTTTGCTGTTGCGGGAAGTCCTGTCACAAGCTCAGGAACCCTTGCGGTAACGGGAGCAGGTCTTGCCTCTCAGTATATCAGTGGAGATGGAACCCTTGCTAACTTCCCCGGCGGGGGTGGAGGCGGTGGCGGCTCTTCCGTTTCTTACTACTTGAATGGCTCTGTTAATCAAGGAACTTTTATTGGCAACACCTATTACCAAATGGCAAATACGCCTGTCATTGGAGCGGGAACAGACTTTAGTATTGCCGCTAGATGGGTACATCACTCAGTTTATTACCAATGCCGGGAACCCGGCTCTTCTAAATATCCCTGCGGGTAATTGGAACTTTGAAATGTATTTTAGTGCTTCATCGGGCGGGGGAAGTCCCAGCTTTTATGTGGAACTTTATAAATATAATGGGACAGCTTTTACTTTAATTGCTTCAAGTAGTGCATCTCCTGAAGTAATTACAGGCGGTACGGCTATTGATATTTATACTACCGCTCTTGCCGTACCCGCGACTTCCCTGACACTCACAGACCGACTTGCAGTAAGAATCTATGTCACTCACTCAGGCAGAACTATTACCTTACATACCGAGAATAGTCATCTTTGCCAAGTTATTACCACCTTTACTACAGGCATCACGGCCTTAAATAGCTTAACAGCACAGGTTCAGTATTTAACTACGGGAACAAGTGGTACTGACTTTAACATATCTTCCCTCACAGACACACATACCTTTAACCTACCTGTAGCTTCTGCTACAAATACAGGTAAACTATCAAGTACAGACTGGTCTACCTTTAATAATAAGGTAGGGGGAAGTGGTATTGCTAACTATATCCCTAAATGGACAGCATCAGGAACGATTGATACGTCACAGATTTATCAAAACTCGGGCGAATTGGCATTGGCACTACTTCCCCAACATCCAAGCTACAAATAAATGGGAATACGTATGTTAATAATGGGTTTTTTGTAGCAGGCGATACTATCCCCGGAACTTATGATTTTCAATCTGTAAGCTATTACCCTTATGTAATGGGAAGAAAGGCTATTACAACAACTGCCGCCGCTGATCCACGTACTATAGGTGTCATAGGGCTTACTTTAGTCAGGGATTCTATTGCAAATAGAGCTATGGGTGGAATGTTTTCTGCAAGTACGGATAGCGCAAATGCAAAAAACTCATCAGGAAGTTTACGATCTATGCAAGCTTGGACCTATCACAATGGATCTGGAACAATGCCTATTGCTTGGGGAAGTTATAACATCGTATCTAATAATACAACCGGAACGGTAACTAATGCCTACGGCTCTGTTTCTGGCGTTGAAAACAAGCAAGGAACAGTTAATAAGCTACACGGGCAAACAATCGAAGTTTGGAATAATAACGGGGGTGCTATAGATACAGCCTTTGGACAAGTAGTAAGTGTTTACAATAATAATGCAGCTTCTACTATCGGTGCTGTGTACGGGATTTCTGTGGGTAAAGGCCTTATATCCACTACAGGCGGAACGCATTACTGGAGAAACTCAGGAACTATAAATAATTCTTATGGAATTTACCTTGATTCTTCTATTGATGTAGGTATAAACAGGTATTCGATATATTCTAATTCTAATGCTAATGCTTATTTAAGGGGTAGTGTTGGTATTGGAACTTCCTCTCCTGATTCTGCTTTACAAGTAGCAAATGGGGCTTATTTTCAACGTGGTGTCCGTATGTCAGGACTTCCCACAGGCACAGGCACAAAACAATTACGTATTGATGCTACGGGAAGACTTAGTATAACAGATACTCTTATAGATGCTGGGGGAACAGTTACTTCAGTAGCTACCAATAATGGAACAGGTATAACAGGGGGAACTATCACTACTACAGGGACACTCGCTATAGATACCTTACTTATTTCAACAAGAGCTTGGAGACAAAAAGGTATTGATTCGGTAGCTGCCCTTGCTAATACAAAGGTTAGTAGTGTTGGGGGAACATCTCCTATCAGTTCAAGTGGCGGGACTTCCCCGACAATATCAATATCTCAAGCAGGAACAGCTTCTAATGGATACCTAAGTAGTACAGATTGGAATACCTTTAACAACAAACAAGCTACAATCACTCTTACCACAACAGGAACAAGTGGTGCTGCAACCTTTGTAGGGAATACTTTAAACATTCCACAATATCAAAGTGTTTTAACTAACCCTGTAACAGGCACAGGTACTACTAACTACCTACCTAAGTTTACGGGTACAAGTACAATAGGGAATAGTGCAATAACGGATGATGGTAGCATTGTTACTATTACATCATTGACAAAAAATGTTGGAGAGTTTAGAATATATCCTTCTTCTGGAACAGCGATTTTAAGATTTGGAAGTGGCTCAACAGAAAAGGGTAAATTATCAGTTGACACATCTTCAAATATGATATTTGAAAATGATGGCTTTGAAACAATGCGTCTTACCTCTACTGGATTAGGTATAGGCACTTCTTCCCCAGCATACAAACTTGATGTAAATGGTACAGGTAGGTTTAGTGGGAATGTTGCAATAAATGGCTCAGCAAGCAGTTTAGACATTAATCCTACAACTGGACAACCAAACATTACTTTAAGAAGTGGTAATACTTTTAGAGGATATATTGAAGGTAATTCAAGTGGAGGATTAAGTTTTGGTGCAGGAGCAAGTGCAAGTATTTATTTTACACTTGCATCCACAGGTGCAGCTACATTCTCAAGTAGTGTAACAGCAAGTTACTTTAAAGCAGTAAGTGGCTCTATATATAGTGAATATATCTATGATGGTATGTATTCAACTGGAACTGACCAATATATAAATACACAAGGAGCATATAATACAAGATTTTATACTAATGGCTCCGAAAGAATGCGTATCACATCAGGTGGCAACGTACTTGTGGGAACAACAACAGACGCAGGGTATAAGCTGGATGTTTCGGGAAGTTCTCGCATAACCAACGGACTTACAATTGGTACAACTAATACCACATTATATTATAGCGTAAATTCATCATATAGAAGCTGGATAGCGGCTGCACAATATAATACCGCAAATGCTTTTGAGATTACACCTTCTACAACAAACGGGGGTAGTACGTTTTCAACTCCAGTAGCAACATTTTTAGCTTCTGGCAACGTAGGTATAGGTACGACTTCCCCACAGAGAATCCTAACAGTTTACAATTCTAATGCTGCAACTTTATACCAAACACCAACTTCAGGCACAGGTGCTAATGATGGTTTTTATGTAGGTCAAGTAAGCGATGTTAGTTATGTTTGGAATTACAATAGCTTCCCTCTTGCATTTGGAACTGCTGCTACCGAGCGAATGAGAATAACAAGTGCTGGAGAGTTACTAATAAACACAACCTCCGATGCAGGAGACTATAAGCTACAAGTGAATGGGGCAGGGTATTTGTGCACAAAATTATAGTTGCTACGTGAGATACAACAGTCAGCATATGGCATAAAAGCGACATTGGTGCATCTGAGCCTTATCTGGAAGTAGTTAATGGTATAATAGTAAGTTTTAGGCATGGTACAAATTCAAGTGATTATGACTGATAAGATTTAAGAAACTATGCTGGAGATACATCCAAAGCATTATTTAGCCATTACTGGAGATGGAAATTCAACTTTTGGCAGGCTCAATAAAAACCGCAGCACCTTCTGGGGAAGCGCCGGAAGCTGGAAATTGGGGACTTACGGAACTGCAATCGGTGGATCTACGGGCTATGCCATACCTGTTGAAATTGACGGAACGGTGTACTACTTGATGACAGGATACCTTCCAGAACCAGCTCCTGAATCAGCATCAGGGCCAAGTAGTGCATACAAAGCTAAATTTGAGGAACCAAGTGTTAAGACTTCCCCTAACACACAAAAAATCAAAGAGTTAGAAGCTGAAGTTGCTGAATTAAAAGCAATGATGAAAGTTTTAATGGAACAAAAAAAGAAAGTAGTATGCCTCGGGGAAGTCGTGACAAGACTTCCCTTAGCGCAATGAGAATCAATGTGTATGTGTATCGACACATTAGGCTTGATAAAAACGAACCCTTTTATATCGGGGTTGGCTACGGGCATGAAAGGTATTAAAGAGCAACAAACCAAAGCTTCGCAAAGAAGTGAATTTTGGAAACGGGTTGCCTCTAAAACAGCGTATGAGGTAGAAATATTTGATGGATAACTTAACTTGGTTAGCAGGCTTGTGCAAAAGGAAAAGGAATTTATAAAATTGTATGGTAGATATTAATTTAGGCACAGGCTATTTTAGTAAATATGACAGACGGGGGTGACGGAAAGGTATGTGTCATAAAAAGATCTCCAGAAACGATAAGAAAGATGTCTATAAGCATTAAAAAGGCTATGCAAAACGTGATTCAGTCTGAAGAACAAAAAAAATGCTGTAAGCAATAATTTAAAAAGCGTATATCAAAATCCTGAATTTAATAGAATAAGAAATTCAGAAGGGATTAAAAGGGCCTGCTCATATAGTAGCCGCAAAGCTTTCAAAAAAAATAGTGCAGATTATCTATGGATGGGGATTTTATAAAAATTTGGGATTCTGGCCATCAAATACAAAGAGACACGATTTATGGCAGGTCTTTAGTTTCAAAGGTTTGTAAAGGCGTTTACAAACAAGCCTATGGTTTTAAATGGGTATATTTAAAAGATTGCCCACAACTTCCCCTAACACAATAAAAATCAATAATTAACAATAAAAATCAAAACAAAATGGCAATTACTTACTCGTGGATTATAGAATCCTTAGATGTGATCCGCAGGAGGGGACGTTAGTTAACGTGGTTTCAGTAGTACATTGGCGCCGCAGAGGTGCCGAAGTAGTAGACGGCAAAGACTTACTACGGCAGAGGTGTATAGCACCTACAACTGCCCCTCTCCTTCTCCTACAGGACTTTACAGCTTACCCATGAGTTTGACACAGGCCCAAGTAGAGGGTTGGTTGACATGAAGGGCTATGATGTCCGGCTATGCAATAGACGCTAATATAGCCACTCAGCTACAGAATCAAGTTACGCCTCCCGTAATTACGCCCCCCTTGCCGTGGCAGACTGCTCCGAGTTCTAATTTATAGGTGTTTCGGGAAGTCTTAGCAGTCAGGACTTCCCCTTACATTTTAAAAAAATTAATTATATTTGTAATACAAACAAAAAAACAAAAAACTTATTTATGAAAAAAAACCTATTAATCTTAGCAGTTGTAGCGGTAACCTTACTATCCTTTGTAGCGGAGAAGTTTATTGTGGTAAAATTTAAAGAAGACCAAATCAACTATCATTGGCAAAACTTACAGGCCGTGAAGCAAGTAGTAAATCAAAGCTCCCTTCCTCATAACCAAGTTTTGTTCATTTTGCAGAGTGTTGATAGTCTTCAAAAGGATATTCAAGCTAATTTAACAATAGACTCAACCTCTAAAAAATAACAGAAAATGACAGACGGAGTTATCTTATTCCTCATCACCCAAACAGTAGCTTTTGTTATAGCTCTTTTTAAAATCTATGTTCAGGTAACCGTAAAGATGAGGGAACTTGAACTCCGCATAGAGCAGAACGAAAAAAAGGATGATGTCTTGTTTAAGAAGTTAGATAATATTGCCGAGCAAATTCACGAACTCTATCTTGAGTTATCTAAAAAATAAATGTTATGAATAATTCACCCTTTTTAAAATTGAATGTACGCGATCTTGTGAATGGATTGGTTGTTGCGTTTTTGACTACTGGATTAACTTCAATTATTCAGATTCTTGACGCAGGACAACTTCCTACACTTGCGCAAGTAAAGACAGGCGCACTTGCTGGTCTCGTTGCTTCCCTCGCATACTTATTAAAAAATCTAGTTACTAACTCTCAAGGTGAAATGGCTACAAAAGAACCACCTGTAGTAGAGTAATAAATTTTGTTTATGGCGTATGGGTTATTAGTTAGGCGCAGACTCCTATGGGTTTGCGTCTTTTTTTGTTCGCTTGTAATAGCGTACAACGTGCGATGGTTACACTTGCAAAGCATCCTGTAGAGGCTTCGCAGTTCTGTGGTACAAACTTTCCTAGCAAGGATACAACGATTATTAAAGAAGAGATAAAGTACGATACTATCTGGCAGATAAACCCAACTGAGATTGATACGATTTACAAAAATGATACTACTATCATTACCATAACTTCCCCCACAAAGACAATATACAAAACCGTATATAAGATTAAAGAAGTAGTTAAAGAACCTACTCAAAAGATAGAAGAACAAAGAAGACTTTATGTAGAGTGTCAGGGAAGATATGCCGAAGCAAACCAGAAATTAGAGGTTGCTAACGCAGAGCGTAAGTACTGGAAAGAAAGATTCTTTTGGCTACTGCTTGTCGCTTGTGCATTAGCCGGATATATTGTTCGCAAACCCGTAGCAAGAATTATTAGCAAGTTCCCGATATGATTGATAAGCTCACGATATCAAGGATAAAATTACTTGCATCCGAAGGTCAGGGAAGAAGTGATGAAGATTTATGTAGAGAAGATTGCCCCTGCACTAACGGGTGGGGTTTATTGCCGGTTCACGCATACCCTACGCACCTTTGAAGAGCAAGAGGAGCTTTACAAGATAGGCAGAACAAAGCTCGTAGACGCGGAAGGCAGAAGACTTGGAATCGTTACAAAGGCAAGAGGCGGTCAGAGCTATCACCAATACGCGCTCGCCCTTGACTTTTGTATTATGGAGTCGCGCACGGCTACGTGGGACGTTACAAAGGATATGGACAAGGACGGAAAGCCGGACTGGTTTGAGGTCATCTCAATCTTTAAAGAGAACGGCTGGGAGTCGGGAGCAGACTGGAAGTTCAAGGACTTCCCCACATCCAAAAAACACTAGGTTACACAACAAAGCAGTTATTAGAAAAGTGGAATAAGGGAGACACCTTCATTGACAACGGAATAAAGTACGTCAATCTGTGACGACAAAAACAGACATAGCCCGAAGGTACAGGAACGAGTACGGAATGGAAATGCCCTCCCTGAAACTGGCCCGGATTATGTACGCAAAGGAGAGCTTGTCATTTAGGAACGTAGAGGACTGCAGAGACGCTATAAGGGCCATAGAAGGCAAGAAAATATAATAAACGACTATAAAGTTAGTCATCCTATGCCAGAGCGTCCTAAAAACCCTTACAATCTGCCTGAGAGCTATCAGGAGAAACGGGAACCACTACAACTTCCCCTAACGTGCAACAACATACTCCTAATATCAGACTTACACATACCCTATCACGATATAGATGCTTTAACTATTGCCCTTGAGTATGGAGTAGAACATAAGGTTAATACTATCATAATTAATGGCGACCTCATTGATAATCATCAAGTTAGCAGATTTGAGAGAGATCCGCATAAGAGAAGTGTTAAGCAGGAGTTTGACGCTACTAAGCAGTTCCTACGAGTGTTGCGCCAGATTTTCCCAGACGCGGAAATATACTGGATAAAAGGTAATCATTGCTACGTGGAAGGTACTGAGGTGCTAACGGAAAGAGGTTTTATTGACTTCAGGGAACTTACGGCAGACGATAAGGTGGCTGAATTTGACGAGGCTATGAACGTGAGATTTTCCCGTCCACTATCATTCCTAAAAAGAGAGTATCAAGGCTTGGTTTATGATATTGAGACTGGCTTTTCCAGACAAGTGGTAACAAATGAACACGATGTTGTCGTGGGAAGTCATAAGGTAAAGGCACAAGACTTGAGCATAGCAGACTTAAAACATATTCCTGTAACGGGAAATGTTAATAACCCAGACTACGACATATCAGATGAAATGCTGAAGCTACTTGTTAACGTGGTCTGTGACGGCTGCTTTGTCCTTGATAAGAAGTATGGGGCAAACAAGATGCGGGTGCAATTCAAGATTTCAAAGGAAAGGAAGATTGAAAACCTGAAAGAGATATTAGATAAAATAGGGTATAAATACTCGTTTAAGATTTGCAAAAAGTCTGGCATCAATAAACTTCAGCCTTACTATATCCGTTTTTACGGAAATCCAGCTCAAGAGGTTTACAATTTATTAGGTTGTAAAAAAGAGTTCCCACAATTCTTTGCCAAACTTTCAAAGAGACAAGCTGAAATAGTTTATGAGCAGATAATGATGACAGACGGGAGCTTAAAAGATAATGGAGTATTTTGGGATACTACTTCTAAGAATGATATAGATGTTATTCATCAGATGTGTATTTTAAATGATTTGTACTTTATTTCTTATGGAGCTTTTATAAATAAGTCCGGTTTTGCAAACGGGAAAATTCAATACAAGGCTAAATTCCGTAAAACATTTTCCGTTAATCACACTAAATCAATTAAGGCGCAAGACTATGACGGCTTTGTTTATTGTCTTGAAATGCCAAACGGAACCATTGTAACCCGCTATGAAGGTAAGTCTGCCTTTAGTGGTAACTGCGTCCGTTGGGAAAAATTCTTACTTCAGAAAGTGCAAGAGATTTGGGATGATCCTTATTTCCATTTAGAGGAACGATTAAAACTGAATGAGGAAAGAGTACACCTAATTGATGATAAAGTACTGGTGAAGGCGGGAAAGTTATCTATTACCCACGGCCACCACATTTTCAAAGGCATATTTGCCCCTGTGTCTCCGGCCAGAGGTGCTTATATGAAGGCAAAGCAAAACATAATAGTAGGTCACTTACATCGTGCAAGTTTTCATCCCGAAGTAAACTTGGATGGCGAAGTTGTTGGAGCTTGGTCGACTTCTTGTTTGTGTGAATTGCGACCAAACTACAGTCCCTTGATTTCCAATTCATTACACGGGTTTGCACATATAACTGTTGAAAAAAATGGTGACTTTACAGTCAAGAATTTTACGATAATAAATGGTAAATTACACTAATGGAAGACCTTCTTGACGATAATATCCCTATCAACCTTTCCCCCACGAAGACATAACAGCTTGTTTTAGTGCCTTGTCTGCATTAGAAGATTTTGATTTTGTTATGTTGGGGGAAGATGAGAAGCAACTAATCAGGGAAATCCGTCAGATGTCATTAAAAATAATACACACCGGAATAAAAGAGATATACGAAACTAATTGTTACGATGAAGAAAAAGAAACCGATAACAGTTGAGTTTAGTAAACTTGGTCAGTACAAAGCTGATGGGTTAGCCTATGTCGATAAGAGAAAAATAATTATTGATAGTAGGCTTACAGGTGTTGAGTTACTCGAAACAATCCTTCACGAAATAGCCCATATCCAACAACCAGACCTATCCGAAGAGGCAGTCCTTCGGTACTCAAAAGAAACATCAGAGATACTCTGGAAGATAGGATACCACTTGACCGATAGCGCGAAGTGATGTACAAAAAAATTTTTTTCCTGTGTATGTGCCTTTTGTAATTTTGTTATGACGCCAAGCGACTCCTTTGGTTGAGGCATAAACACACAAACAAAATGATAGTAGAATTAAACGCTAACGAGGTTCTCGTAGCCACTTACATTGGATCAAGACGTAACGCAGAGGCTTTATTTAAGGGCAGACAGGCAAGGTTTCCGGAAAAAAACGTAGGAGAATTGTGGGGTAGGCATATTGAGAGCGCACACGCCGAACTTGCGGTATGTAAATATCTTGGGGTATACTGGGGGTTTGGGGTAAATACCTTCCACGTTGAGGATATTGTAAATACTAACTTTGAGATTAGGTGGTCGCCGAGGGAAGACCTGAAGGTCAGACCAGACGATAAGGGTATTATTATTTCTGTTACGGGAAGTTGTCCCACTTATGAAATAAAAGGTTGGATAAGGGCAGAGGACGCAAAGCAAGAGAAGTGGAAACATACAAAGACCTTACCCGTCTGCTACTTTGTTCCGCATAGCGAGTTAAGACCAATAAACGAATTAAAAAAATGACATTCCCTTGTACTGGTTGCGGTGCTTGTTGTAGGGTAATACACCACGCTGATAATATTATTGTCAGGGACAATCCGACACACCCCTATTACTTCCCCTACACCCATAAAGAAGGAGTTTGTGAAAACTTAGGAGAAGATAACAAGTGCAAGATATACGAGTCAAGACCACTCATCTGCCGAATAGAGGACTCTTGCGAATACTTTGGACACGACAAAGAAAAATACTTCCAAATAAATATAGAGGGTTGTCATTTGTTAATTGACAACTTGGGTATGGACGATAAATGGAAGCCGGACTTTATTGGCGGGGTTCCGTTTTAGATTTCCATAATATCTTAAATTTTACCTTTTCTATTTCTTTGTGTAATTTTTTCCATTTGTCCCATTCTTTTTTAGGAATAAATATTCCGCTATCCTTTTTCTTTTTCATTTGCTTTTAGTTATTATCTTGTAATATAGTTCACCCTTTGCCACGATTTCCCCCGACATTCTTCTTTTTGTCCTCTATTAAAGGCATTAACAATCTCCTCTTTCTCCATTTGTAGGAGTTCTTCTGCGTTATGCCCAATCCATTCAGCAAAATCATCGGGTTTCATCTTGATATATTTAATCAAGACCTTTTTAATTGTTGTCATTGGTTAATAGTTTAAATACCCAGTTAATAATAGAGGTAAGCATAGCCACCCCAAGCCACGTTAAAATAAATGTCATTTCTCTCCAAATAAAAAAAAGCCAAACATATCATTCATCTTCTTCTTTTCCCTTCTCTTTTCTTGATACTTCTCACTCTGCCTTTTTTGGAAACAGGGCAGACAATGATTATGGTAATGTCCCATTGTTACGTTCCTTTTAAATTCATTGAGGGGTTTTAGTTCCCCGCAAGTCTTACATTTCTTTTTCATTTTTAAAAAATTTATAGATATCATAGAATATAAAACGCGATACATACTGCCGTCCACAATGAATAGGCAAGGGGTACGCAAAATAGGTAATGATATAGTTTTTCCTTGAGTGTCATCTTTTAATCATTGAATTAACAATAGATAAAATCGTACAATTAAGTAGTAATACTAATATAAATTTAAACAATGTCATTTTCAGGGGTTTCGTAGATAGTTTTTTCTTCTCTGTAAAAGGTTTCTAATCTCTTGGCATATTCGGTAGCGAGTTCGTAGTTTCTTTCTTTACTCCATATTGCCTCCACATTTTCCCCCAACCTAAAAGAAAAACATCTCATAAAATACCCGTCAGCAGTAGATACAACAAATGATCCGTCCCCTTCAATAGAGTTAGTTTCTTTGATAATTACTTTGCGTCTGGGAAGTTCTGATAGTGCCTTTGAAATAATTAGGTCAGCCTCTTGCCTTTCCGCTATCCCTTTTGCATAGGCTACTCCCGCAATAAATACAGAGTTAAGTACAAAGGGTTTATCCTCAAAGGATATACAATTTATCTCCCCTTCGATTAACTTTTCTTTTGTTATGGCATAGGAGATATTCTCCCTATCCAGTTCATTGGTTAGATACTTGCTTGCTGTTGTCGTCTAAATAGATTGTGTAATTCATAATGTTTAGTTTTTAATAATTAAATAGATTTCCGATATAAGATATACCCAATATAAAAGTATTATCATATTGGTAAGGGCAAATAGTACATACCTCATAGTTTACCAAATTGTACCCCCATATTAAAGGCATAGACAATTATATCTTCCGGATCGTGGGTCATCATCAATCTCAATCGTTGCCCAATTTTCAGTGGACTCCACGATTTTAGCTTCAACACTCCATACATTTAGTTCTTTGGCAGAAGTATTCTGCTCTGTCTTTTGTTAGTTCAATTAACATAGTTTTTAATTTAAAAGTTATACAAGGCGTTCTGTTTTCTACATTTTAGTTGCCATTCAGAGTTGTTCTTCTCTTGAAAGCCATACGATAGTTTTGCGTTCTGCTTTTTAAGGACTATCCCTTCGTACAGGGGTGTTTTAACAAGGTCTTTATAGAGGTACTCAAAACCCGCGCCATACAGGGGTGCTTTATAGATACCTTCAAGGTCTGTGCAACAGAGGTAGTCATATATTTCAAGTCCTTTATCCGATACTTTTGAGGGTATGCACGGGAAGTTCTGGTCTACAATCTTAACCCTATCAATAAGAGTTTGCCCTATCAGATATTCCCCGTCATACACAAGCAAATCCCAGATAATAAACTTATCTCGTTCTACTTCTCCCGCCTCTCCCTTTTGTCCTTTGTTAAGATATTCCCCGCAGTACACTACCCATTTATTACTCTTTGCAAGTCCTCTAAACTGAATAAAGGGCGAATACTTTGCAAGGGGTAGCTTGTGCCTGTTAAATACTTTCAGTTCGTCCCCGTTAGTAAATACTATACAGGCAGTCCCATTGTACTTTGGTTGCGCTACAAATTCCCCTTCGTACTGGTCAAGATCTACGGGTGGTATCTTATACTGAGGGCGAGGCGGGTACAGATACTTAAATTCATTATAGTTCATTTTCCATATCTTTTATTTGTTGAAAGATAAAATCTTCCATTTGTTTGGTTAGCATTTTGGTAATGTCAATCGGCTCATCGCCAAAATATACCTTAACATAGTTGAGGGTGTAGTACATACCGGATAGGTCGTGCCTTCCGTGTCCTTCCTCAATTTGTGTTATGCGTTCTTTGTTGTACGATACTGCCATATCACAGGGCAGGTCTGCGAGGACTTCCCAAGACATAATAATTATTTTTTAAGTGAGCAAATAGGGTTAATAAGTTCCAATACCTGTTCGGGGTTTGAAAACTGCAATAAGCGGTCAATACTTCCTTTGGCTATGGAGTAGGTCTTTTCCCCGCTGATTAAGTTGCCTTTGTCTGTTTCTTCAATGTCGGGGAAGAAGTGATAAGGTCGGATAAAATTGCGCCATACTTTTCAACGAGTTCGGTGTTGAATTTGTACACTACATTTTCCCCCAACAATCCGTCAAAATTGCGCAGTAGTTCTGCCTTATCATCATCAACAGAAGTGTATTTATCCATTACAATAAATAGGCAACTACTCCCCGTTTCATCTTGTATCTTAAAGTTATCGGGTGTCCTCTTTTCTTTCTTATATTGATCTAAAAAGAGTTCCTTACCTGTTAGTTTAATATCCCCCTCAATCATCTTTAATTCCCCTGTAAGGGCATCAATCTGGTTTTTGAGGTCGGCATACCTTTTTACCTTATCCCCTAAATTGGTGGGCGGTTAATACCTTTTTGTCGGCTTTCTTAGGTGCGCTTGTCTTTGTTGTGGTCTTGGCGAATAAATTAGTGGTTTGCATAGGTTTAAAGTTTTATTTGTTTTAAATATCAAATTCATCAAAAGGTGTATTACTTTTTTCAAGTGTAATATCTTGTAGGCTATCTGCAATTTGCGACCAAGTGCGGTTGTTTTCATCTTCTTCCACTTGCATATAGGAACGAAAATCGCTAATCAATTCTTCCATACTTCGGGCATTATATCCTGTGGCGAAATAAATACCCCTCTGGTGGTCAAATACTCTGTAATAGGTTTGCATAGGTTTTAAATTTTATTTTGCTAAATAGTTATTCCAACCTTCAGTTTTGTCTTGTGGCGAGTAGCCTTTGTATGTTCATTACCTTTTGTTTAAGCGGGTAATAATGCTCTTGCCTACAATTAGCCAATCTTTTACGAAGGGCGAATAACTGCCTTTCTAACGCGTCATAGTCAATGTTCTGTGTGCTTATGTGGTTGAACCATTGATCTGTTGTTTTCTTCGCGTGTTGTTCCCAATCCTTGCGAGTTTGTTGCGGTGTTTGGGGGGTAGGTTGTTTTCATAATGTAGGGGGAATTTGTGGGTTAGATAATTTGAATTTTGTTATCAACGAGCCAATCAGCAAGTAAAGTGTTAGTGGTATCTTCCCCCGCAATAATATCCATAAGCAGGGCAAGGTGTATCATTTGTCTTTCTGTTATCATAGTTTATATTTTTAAAAATTACCCGTATAAAACCATAAAGGATAAAACACAGGGTTAATGTTTTTCATCAGCAAGTTAAGGGAATTATTGTTAATTGACAACTAATAGTGTTAAAAATATCATAAACGTTCATTGGTTATCACAAGTTCCCCCGCATTATCATTACTATAAATTTCCATTGTTGGTTGCCCGTTATTATCATCAAATTCAATGTCCGTAAGGGTTTCCCATAAGGTTTCCCAACTTATTTCATCAATATCAAATTTTTGGTTTTTAGCCAATTCTTTTGCCTGTTCGTAGGTTTCTGCTTGAATATCAAACATTCCCCGTTGCCAAACACTACATTTTTGATCAATGTAAAAACTAAAAGTTGCCATAAATAAAGGTTTTAAAGGTTATTTAATTTCCGCTATCAATTACTTTATCATCTTCAAAGGTATTATCGTGTATTGCTACCCCATTATCTTCCTCAAAGTCTCTACACATACTACAACAATAGAATATATCCTTTCTTTGTTCGGTGGTTTCAATCCACGCGTGTTCGCAAATAGTACAATAAATTGTTTGTGTTTCCATTTGTTTTGTTTTAATGTTAGGGGAAAATGTTTAATTCTTTACAAATAAATTCAATAGTGCTTGATGAGGTAGTGATCAATTCAAATTCCCAATTTTTTCTTCTATCCTCAGTAACTAATTTCCATTTGTCTATTGTTTCTATTTGCTTTTCTTTTGGTAATGACTTCCACCATTCCAAAGATTTAATTCTTGTTTCCATTGGTTTAAATTTTAGGGGTTTGGTAAATGAAGGGCGGGGTATAAACCCCAGAACTTCCCCCGCGCCTTCGTTATCTTTGATCTTATTAATTTTCGTATTCGCAATACAGGTTATTTTCCTTATCAGTAACTTCAATAAAAGCATACCCAGAATAGTGCATACGTTCTGCGTCTTTTAAACATTCATTTTTATCTGTGTATGGACCATATTTAAAGGGGTTACCTTGTTTTCTTTCTGTTTCAGTTTCCCAACATTTAATGTAATACTGTGTCATTGTGTTTTGTTTTGTGTGGTGTAAAAATAGTGTGAGGACTTCCCCGCACCAAAATAATTTAGCAAATCTTTTGTTAATGATTTTTAACCAATGAATTGTAAGAAAGTCCCTCACAATCGGTATAAACATCAAATTTTATAGTGTAATTCTTCATTAGATCCTGTAAATGCTCTTTGTATACCCTATTAAATAATCTTTTACCAATCTTTTCAGCATAGGGCAAAAGATATCTTTGATAGTTGTAAGAGGTCTTATCGGCTGCGCCATAGGTATAACAGGCCTCAATCATTTCTTTTAGTGATTTCACTTCCTCTCTTGTTTCTTGTGGTGTTAGTGTCTTTTTCATTTTGTTTTGTTTATGGGGTTTCCATAACTTTTTTTGTTTTAATGTTTGGGGAAAATACGGGGGAGTGTCAGGACTTCCCCCGCATAATTATCTAATTCTCACAACTGATTTACTTGTATTAAAATTCCTCTTTGCAAAGTAACATCCCCCTTCCCCGCTTGTCTATAAGTAGCGCAAGAGGTAAGCAATAAGCAAATAAAGAGGGCAAAAAGTAGTGTCTTTTTCATTGGGTTATGGGGTTTTTATAGTAATCCTTCATCAGCAAAGGATAAAAATTTATTATCTGGTGTCAATATAAGGTGGTCAATAACATTGGTGTCAATATAGCTCACTGCCTGTTTTATTTTTTCGGTTATGCTCTTATCAGCGGGGGATACCTGTAAAGTACCTGAAGGGTGATTGTGCGCCAGAATTATGCCAGACGCAAGGCTATCAACTGCATATTTCAAAATGAGTTTAGGATCGGCAACTGTTCCCGTTATTCCGCCTTGACTGATTTTTGCCCAACCTATTGTTACATTGGCGCGGTTTAATAACAAGATAAAAAAGCTCTCATAAATTTCAATATCTTCGTGCCAAAATTGGCGGATAACATTGTAGGCGGTTTCGCTACTTGTTATTTTTATTTGGGGTATGCCTTCCGCCTCTGTTAGCTTTTTAATGGTGTACTGCTTAATCGTTTTCGGTGTTTTTTGTTTTTTGGTGTCCATTGGTAGGGGTTTTAGTGTTTATTTTATGCGTTTATATCTTCCGCGATTAATTCGTTAATATAGTGCGCCTCTATGTAGTTTTTTTTCTCTGTGGCTGTTTCATACATTGTATTTAATACACTTCTATAATTTGTATAAATACCTAATTTTACAAGGTCATTGAATAATTGAATTGCCTTTTTTTCAAGTTTCTTTTTCATTGGTAGGGGTTTTAGTGTTTGGTAAATGTAGTTAATTGACAACTAATAAAGATAAAAGAGGGTGTTAAAACTTTGTGAAAGGTGCGGGGGTGTCTTATGACTTCCCCCGCCTCATCATTATTCTTCCGTATAGGTAAACACATCAAAGGACTTGCCCCGCGCGGTGTGTTCAAATTTCCCGCCAATGGCTTTTGATATATCGCGGTAACAATCTGCACCAATCCCGCCAGAATAGTGCGGGTATTTAGTGTCCAAATATATCCCGTAAGGTGTGCCATTGTCCGCAAATCTTTCAACGGGTATCAGTTGCCCGAATAGTTTATATCTCAAAAAATTGTTGAAAATATCAGCAATGACGGTGCTTTCCTTGTCATATCCGCACCCCGAACATTTGGCAAAGCCGTAAGATACTGATCCGTCTTTGTGGTAAATTGTCGCGTCTGCGTGTGGGTTACTTCCCCACATTCTTGATTTTTTCCATTCAATAGATATCACAATTTTGCTAACAGGCTTTTGGTTTTTCATTGCCTCAACCTTTGCCAACTCTTTCGCCTCTTGTCTTTCTTTTTCTTCTGCTCTCTTTTTGCTTTTCTTTCTTCCTGTAATTGTGTGCGAAAATCTGCGGGGGTTTGTGTGTGTGTCATAAAATAGGGGGTTTTTGTGTGTGGTAAAAATAGCGCGAGGACTTCCCCCGCGCCATAAAATAGGTGTTAATGTTTTGCTAATTGTAAAAGAGAAATTTTTTCCCAGATAAGGGTATTTACTTTTGTCATCTGTTCGGCTTCAAATTGACTTCCCCCGTATTTGATTAGTGCCTCTAAATAGTCGGTATTTATTCCGTATTTATTCGCCATTTCTGATATGGTCAAATCGCCGTTAATATACTCCAAAAATGTTTCCTTCATTGTCTGGGTATCAATTTCTGTGGTGTGTTGTGTGTTCATTGTTTGGGGTTTTTATGTGTTGGGGGAAAATGTGCGGGGGTGTTGCCCCCGCGTTATTGTTTAATATAATCTTTGAACGATTGCGGTGGTCTTCCCTCTTTTATCTGATATTTCAAAAATTTCTTTTTTATCAAATAAAAGATTTGCGGGTTCTTCTATCTGGTAACCTACAAAAATAAACCCGCCAAAATTATACAGCCATAAAGAGTTATTTTCGGCGGTTAATCGGATCATTGAATTTGCCGTTAAGTGTTCGCTTTTCATTTTTGCAAGGTTTAGAAGTTGTTCTTTTTTCAT